GGCTGGTGATTATGGTGCTGCTACGGCTGGTGATAGTGGTGCTGCCACGGCTGGTGATTATGGTGCTGCTACGGCTGGTGATAGTGGTGCTGCCACGGCTGGTTATAGTGGTGCTGCCACGGCTGGTGATTGTGGTGCTGCCACGGCTGGTGATAGTGGTGCTGCCACGGCTGGTGATTATGGTGCTGCTACGGCTGGTGATAGTGGTGCTGCCACGGCTGGTAATCATGGTGCTGCCACGGCAAGAGGAAAGGCTTTAACAGGATCTAATGGTTTGTCAGTAGCAAGAGGAAAAAATGTTCAGGTAAAAGGCGGAATAGGTGCAATTTTGGTCATAGCTGAGGAAAGGGATAATACGTATGATATTGTTGATTGGAAGGCTGTAGTAGTTGATGGTGAGGTTGTCAAGGCTGATACATGGTATAGACTGGAAAACGGTGAGTTAGTGGAAGTTGATTAATTTACAAGTGCCACCAAATATTATGGTAGGCATTAATGAACAAATGGACACCATTATAAAGTATTCGGTGATTCTTTTATGATAGCCGATAGCGGGTGTTGGATTAACGTTCTAAAATGTGTGTGAAAATTAACATTAATGCCATGACTACATTAATCAAACACAACAAACCTAATCGTGGGGATGAAATAATCATCCCCTATCTTGCCATAGAAAACAATATAAACTTTATCATGCTCAATGGGGGTGTAGGTGACGTTGAACTTATGGACGGAACGAAATGTAAGTCAACAAGCTGCACTCCTATCAAATTTGATGATGCAGGAGATGATATATATCGTATATATGGCATAGGAAAAGAAGCATGGAAAATGGCATGGCTGAAAAGAGTACATACCATGAGTGACGAAATTGTAAAACTAAAGTTAGATTTCAATGCCAGCAATTAGCGAATTATGGATAGATTATCCAATATCTTACCGTGACGAAAAAGGAAGGTTCGTCAAAGGTCATAATTATGGATTCAAGAAAGGAAGGGAAGTGTCGGATGAGGAACGTGAAAAGAAAAGAGTTCTTATGAAGGAACTCATTAAAAAACGAAAGGAAAACGGTTCTTATCTCGGTCATAGGAACAATACAAGGGCTGTCATTGCGATAGAGGATGACACGAACAGATTCCTATGCTTTGAAGCCTGTTGTGACTGTGAGAGGAAATTAGGTATGCCACAACGCTCATGTAGTTCTTTCTGTAAGGGGAAAAACGGGCATAGATGGAGAAACTTTAAATTGTTTTACGAAGATGAATACGGATTACGTTGACGAATTTGAAAACTATGACAGGAAGCTGATCAAACTAAATAGCGACACTGCCATTTTGCTTCACATATTCAAGAAAAAGCCAAACCACCACTTCGAGGATTGGATGGTTCTTCAAGACAATGAGGAATACTTTAAAAAGGAATGTGTTCCTGATTACGAAGATGCCGCCAGGCAGTTTGTCAAACAGTTTGAAGGAGAAGAGTGCATGGCTTTTGTGATTGCATTGAAAAACGAACTTGAAAGAATGATACAAGAAGATGAGTACAAACGAAATAAAGCTAAGGGATTACCAGGAGGTGGGGATAACCCGTCTGAGAAATGCCCTGGCTAATCATAAACACGTCATATTCTCCGCCTGTGTAAGTTACGGCAAAACGGTCATAATGAGTTTTATGGCTAAAGGTGCTGTCGAGAAGGGGAATAAAGTGCTTATCGTATCCCACAGATCTGAACTTATGACACAGACAGGGGGAACGTTGGAAAGAGTTGGCATACAGGCTGAATATATCTCTCCTAAGCACAGGAACATACCTAAAGGTCTAGTAGTATCCGCAATGGCTCAAACTCTCCGTAGAAGGATTGAAAAGCCCGAATGGGTTGAATGGGTTAAGAGCGTATCTCTCTGTCTGATAGACGAAGGGCACACCTCTGATGCGGACTTTCTCTTTGAATCAGGTTTGCTTGATGACAAGTATGTAGTAGGTCTTACAGGAACTCCGATGAGAAGTGGGAACCAAAGGCAGCTTGGCATGAACTATGAAGAGATTGTAGAAACTGCCCAGATACAGGATATGATGGACCGGGGAAACATAACCAAGTTGAGAACGTTTACGGTTGATGCACCCGACTTGTCTAAGGTTAACACCGATTATCGTACAGGTGACTTCGATAGCAGGCAGATGGGGGCAGTGTTCAACAAGTCTGTACAGTACAAGGGGGTGATTGAAAACTATATGCGTATCTGCCCGATGAAAAAAGCAATCTGTTTTGATGCCACACAGGCAAATGCGATAAGGATGTGCGCTGAATTTAATGAAGCTGGCATACCTGCAAAATTCCTCATATCAGGTATAGACAAGAATAAGCCAGATGAGTTGGCATTATATGAAAGATACAAGCATCTTACAGGAAACAGGGAACAGCTTATCAAGGATTTCCATGACGATAAATTTACCGTTATATGCAACAGTGGTATATTGTCTACGGGATACGATGAAACAAGTATAGAGGTTTGCATATTAAACCGTGCTACACAATCCGTTCAGTTCTATATCCAGGCAACTGGCAGGGTTATACGGCTTCACCCAAATAAGACGGAAGCATTTCTCCTAGACTTTGGTGGCAACATATCACGGCTCGGCAAGTTTGAGAAAGAACGTAAATGGGCTTTATGGCACAACAAGGGAAAATGTGAAGGAATACAAGGAGTGAAGGAATGTAAACAGTGTGGTAAATATATTGCCATAACCGCTTCGGAATGTCCTTTCTGCGGATATGTATATCCAACCGAAAAGGAAATAAGGATGGCGGAACTGCAAGAACTGGTAGGAGATTTAAAGTTCGAGCAAATGACGCCTACTCAATTTTTCCAGTATGCGGAACTTAAAGGATACAATACTTATTGGGCGATACGGCAGTTGTATATCAGAAATACGGAATCTGATTTTCGTAAAGCCATGAAAGAATGCGGATATTCCAGCAAGTTTATATGGGGTTATATTCAAAGAAACAAAAAATAACATTTAATTATGGGAAAAAATTTACTTAACAGCGATGGTAAAATTGCCTTGTTTCACGAAACGATAAGGCTTGACTTTAATCTGCCCAAATACTCCGTTATAGAGCAGAAAGATCCTAATCCAAGTGTAATGTCTTACGATTTCCTAAAACAATACATGGAAAGCAATGACAAGGAAGGAGTGGCGGAATTTAATCTTACCGTTTCACCGACAATGCTTGATTCTGTAAAAACAAACCAGGAGCACAAGCAAGTAAGAACCTCTCTTCTTGGCATAAACCATAAGGAAAACTCATGGTTTAAAAAGATTAAGGACTATGTAGACGAATACAGAAGATCCAAGTTTGATGTGATACATTTCTTCTCTGAGGTGAAGATACAGACAGAAAACGAGATGAAGCAATACAGGGATAGGATAAAAGACTATATACTGATGCTAGGTTATGCTGAAAGATCCGGTCAACACGCCTTGAAAGAAAAACTATTCCAAAACATGGTGATATGCAAATACGAAAGCATATTGTTCAGCAAAGGATTATACAAGGCTATATCAGAGGAAAATCTTATGAAGTTTGCAAAAGGATGTCCGAAAAATCTATGCCTTGATTACATATCTGACTATACAAGAATCATACCATTTGACATAATTAGGAAAAAGACGGACATAGACAAATATGAAATATTTGATAATTATGCCATTCTCCACTACGACTTTGATAACAACGGAACAGATTTACCGTCTGACAAGAAAAAAGAAGAGGTGGAAAAAAGAAAAGACCCTATTCTGTTTGGCGTTATTGCAGGAAGCAACAAACTATACTTCATAGGTGACTGGATTGACGAGTATTGCGATTTGCGGTTCGATGATGTGGTGAAACAATGTACGGACGATTTCTTGTCAGAAAACATTTCTTTGGATGATCTTGCAAAATAGCAATACAAAGTCTTGCAGGAACGGAGAGTATTGTTGTTGTCGCTGCAAGCATAGATATACGGTTATTATAGACGGTTTGTTTGTTGGATATGTCTGCTATATTCCTTGGTTTGAAAAACACGTTGCCATGAAGATAAGAAACAGCGGACATGACATGTGTGAAGGATTTGAGATGGTTGATAACAAACTTTAACCTTTTATTTTTCTCATATACCCCATTTCGTGATACCTTTGCCAAATACAATTTTTTTTTATTATGGCTGAGGAAAAACGGTCTGCGGAAGAAAAGAAAATGCAGAAAGATATAGTAGTTAGTTATAGGAACGAGAAGGAAGGTAAAGGATGCAGAGGGTTGCTTGTAGCGTTCTTTTCCGAACTTCTCCATCCTGCTGTAAGTGGTAACAAGTCGGCTGAATTTCGTGCTCTAGGAGCAAAGAAAAGTATGCCGGACCTTGCTTATATACATGACGGTAAGATATATGGCATAGAACTTAAAATGCCTGACAGTAACCATGACCGTAATCATATAATAGAACAGGCTGATGTGATGGCTACATATTTCTTTAGAGGATATTTTGTATGGTCTAAGGATATGTTGTGGAATATACTTGACGCTATTGAGCGTGGTCAGCCGGGGATGTCAAATACACTACAGATAAAAGATTATTGTATGCGTAACAGCACTACAAAGGTAAGTTTTGAAAAAATAATTAAAGAGCTGTTTCAATGAAAGTTATATATAACAAAATAATTCCATTCAAGGGGTACAAGTGTATAAATTTGTTTGGGGTTCTTTTCGTAAGAAAAGGATGTACGATGCGTGAAAGCGATTACAATCACGAAGCGATTCATACAAAACAAATGAAAGAGCTTTTGTATGTTCCGTTTTACATTTTGTATCTTTTGGAATGGCTGTACAGGCTTACACAAAAAGGTAATGCGTATAGGAATATATCGTTTGAGAAGGAAGCCTATGATAACGAGAACGACATGGATTACCTTGATAAAAGAGAACATTTTTCTTGGATTGAATACATTTGAATTTTACATTTATGAATAAGATAGTTTTTGATAGAAAAGTTTTATATTCAACGTTAAACTCAGCCAAAGCCTGCCTTTCCGATACAGGCTTGACGATACTTAAATGTTTTCGTTTTAAATATATAGCATCAGAGAATGCGATAGAGGTTACTTCATACAACAACCTCAATGAGATGCGTTTGATTATTCCCGTTATTGATTCAGACTGCAATGACGGGCAGGAGTTTGCAGTAGACGGAATAAGACTTGTAAAGTTACTCAAAACAGTAAAGGATTCCATTGTTACGGTAAAGATATATGATAAGGATATAATATTCTCTTACAATGGCAGTGAAGCGTCTTTCTTTGCAGAAGATGTGGAATCTTATCCTGATATTAAAATAGGTAAGCGTGGTACCGGGATAAGGGTCAACGTGAACAGGAATGATCTGTATAGAGCATTAAAAAGGAACATAGGATTTAATGATATCAGTGACGTTGTGACCAGCCTTAGTGGAGTGGGGATAAATTTTATTTGTTCCAATAATTGCATTGATATATGTTCGTCCGATAAGATTGTATTTGTAAGAGATGTTATAGAATGTCAGCCGGATATATCAAAGGACTTGTGCATAAATGTAATGCCTACTTCGGTAAAGGAAGCGTTATCCTTTCTTGAAATGTTGTCAGAAGAAAATGTAACTGTTTCTGTATCTGATGATGAAAGGGTGATGTCTATATCTTATGGGGATTTCGGGTCTGTCTTTAATTGTACTCTGATGGAGGTTAAGTTTGTAAACTACCTGCCATTGGTAAATAATATAAAATCAAACTTTAATTACTTTATTAAAGCAAGAACTAGCGACTTGATAGATTCCCTTTCAAGAATAAAGGTAATGTCAGATGTATATAACATGTCACATTTTGTTTGCAGGGAGGAAGATAATAAAATGGATATAACATACACAAATGATGCAGGGTATAAAATATCGGAAAATGTCGGAATTGAAGGATCTTGTCAAGGGCGTTTTGATTGCAATCTGAACATTGAAAAGATGATTAACGCATTGAAGGTATTTCCTGGGGATTATGTCACATTGGCATACACTAATCCTAAGAATAATGCTCCTATATGTATCATTAATGAAGAGGGAGATTATAAATTAATGGGCGTAGTAAACATTTTTAAGAGTTGATAACTATTGTTTAACCTATCGAATATACCGTTTTATTATTTTTGCAACAAAAATATATAAGATATGGAAGATAAAGAAAGAACAATTCAGATTCTCGCTGAAACAATAGATAGGTTAAACAAGACTATAGAATCACAGAACAGTCTGATTGAGGATTTAAGAAACAGACTTGAAACAATTCAGAACGAATATAGCCCTTCAATTATGACTGTAGGCGTATTGATAGAAAAGTTGAATAATACAAAGACAAGAAGCGGAAAGGTAAGATTTGAAGCATTATCAAAACATATAATGCCATATCTTACCAATCAGCTTTATGACGAGTATGATTTTAATGATACCATCCCTACCTTCAAGGAAGTTCCATCTATTGAAAAGCCTGTAAATCGTGATATGATAGATGATATGATCAATGTTATAAAGTCAAAGAGAAAGATAAGTGAATCATCTCAAAAGGCATATCTTTTAATGCTTAAAAGAATATTGTCCGAATCAAAAGATATGAGTAAATATATCAATGATTATATTATCTCTCTGGACGTAAAATCTCCTTCAAATATATCTCTTACGGATGAAGAAATAGAATTATTCTGGAATGTCGAGCCGTTTAACGTTACAGAAAAAATAGTAAAGAAATTGTTTCTGATTCAATGCTATACTGCCATGAGATATTCCGATATTTTCAGATTGAAAGATTCTATGATGGAAGGAAATGTTATTTCGTATATATCAAAAAAGACAGGTAAGAACGTTGAGGTTCCTGTACCTTCCAAGATTATAGAAATGATAAAAGAGGTTAGATCGTTCGATAAATACAACATAGAATCTTCCTTAAAGACTACTATGAATGAAGTTCTACCAACTCTTGGATGTAGAGCAGGTATAAACAAGCAGGTATTTGTAAGACGGGCAAATGTACTTATGAAAGGCCCGAAGTACCAGTTCATCAAAACACATACAGGACGTAGAACAGCTATTACAAGATGGGCTAATATGGGAATACCAGAAGGAGAACTTAAATCTATGGCTGGTCATTCTGATATAAGAACCACGAACAGATATATTACTGCAAGCGTATCAAATAAAACCAAAAATATTTTAACTGATGGAAATTTTGGAGAATGTGCTGTCGATTGACAAAATAAAACACCTGCAAGAACTTGGGGTGAATACAGGTAACGCATCAATGACTTGGATGTTATATCCTTATGAAGAAGGCAAACAACCACAATTATCTTTACGAGAGTGGAGAACTTTCAAGGAACCGTTCAGAAAAGAACATTGTATTCCTGCATTTACCTTGCTTGACATATTTGAACTGTTACCAAAAGAGATAAAAACAGGAACGGATACTTATTGGATTACAATGTATTTTAGTGACAATTGTTGGCATATATGTTATTCTATGTCTGACGAATTTGATTATTATCAAGAATTTTTATCTTACTCATTAATAGATGCAGCTTATGAAATGCTATGTTGGTGCGTTGAGGAAAGATTGATATCATAAAGATAAAACGGAATTAATTCAAAACTAAACCGAAAGGAACTAATATGGGAAAGAATATCAAAGGTCTTGCTGGTTCAACCATCTTCACTCAAAAGATGGTTGAACAAATGAATGGCATAAACAAAAACAATAAAGGGAAAGCATCCCCAATTTATATACCAACTAAAAAACGGAAGTAATGGAAGCTAAATTTAGGATTGGAGAAAAAGTAAAAATAGCCAATCATCCAGATAAATCTAAGATTGGCAAAGAGGTTGAGATAATTAACCTCCATCATTCTAATTTTAATCCACAAAAGGGATATGTGGATGAATGGTTATACAATGTATGGGATGGTGCGAAATCTTTAGGATGGGCACCTGAATGCGACTTGGTAATTAATAAACCTTCATAACGAAACAGAAATGAATACAACTTTTGAAAGATCGGCTAATAGTACCGATGAATGGTACACACCGAAAGAAGTTATAGACGCATTGGGTGAATTTGATTTAGACCCATGTGCCCCAGTAGCCCCCCCTATAAAACGGCAAATGTCATGTACAACAAAAATGACGATGGATTAAAACAGGAATGGAAAGGTCGTGTTTGGCTGAATCCACCTTATTCCCGCCCTCTTATAGAATGTTTCGTTAAACGGATGGCAGAACATGGAAACGGTATTGCTTTACTTTTCAATCGCTGCGATTCAAAGATGTTTCAGGATGTGATATTCGAGAAGGCAACGGCAATGAAATTCTTGCGTAACCGAATCAGATTCTTCCGTCCAGACGGAACTCGTGGGGATTCTCCAGGTTGTGGTAGTATCCTTATCGCTTTTGGTGAGAATAATGCAGAAATATTGAGAACCTGCGATATTGCAGGCAAGTTTGTTAGAATAAATTAAGATGGAGCAATTATGAAACAAACAGAAATGTACTTTAACGAATTGAATAGAAAGGAGATTAAATGTATACAGCCCAATGAAATAATAAATATAATATTGGATAATGGTCATATATCATTGCATAGATACAATGACAATCCAAGTGAGATAATATTGTCATCCCTGTTTGTAAGAAAGCAAAGACGAAATGGAAACGGAATCAATTTAATGCTTCGTGCAGAACAAATAGCCAAAGGATTAGGATGTGTCCGTGTATTTCTTGAGGCAAAGAAAGGTAGTTGGCAAGAGAAATGGTATGAACGATTAGGATATAACTACTGTGAATGTTGCCAAGAAAGAAGCGGACTAATATGGATGAAAAAAAACTTAGACAAATAAAATATCATAAAGTAAAGAAAAAAAATGAACAAAGAAGAATTTCAGACAAAGAAAAATGATATCAATTCAAAAATAAGGGAATTGAAAAGTCAGAAAATTAAGCTGGAAAAGGAATACATTGAATCTAACCAAGGATTCCCTGTTGGAAGCAAGGTCTGTATAACGGTCATGGCTCATAAAAGGAACAATGAAAGGATATTGGTTCCCGAAGCGAAGAAGTTAGCCTATATTGCAGATTATGAGATTGATGATAACGGAGAGGTTGTCCCCTCTTTAAGACAGTTGGATTACAATGGGGGCATGTCAGCAATACCTTTATTTGTTAATTTAAAGAAGGCTATAATTGAATTAGTATAAATTAATATAGAAATGAATAAGATTAAGCTAAAAGGATTGTCCGATAAACGTTATGCAATGTCAGAATTGGTCGGTGATGCTTATCGGCTCAATTCTAACAAAATATCCATTTTGGCGGCAACTGTTGAACTTTTGGCAAAAGGTACTCAACATCAAAAGGATGCAGGTAAGAAATTTCTATCAGATCAGGAAATAGACAGATTGATTGATAGTATACTGAAAGAAGAATAACTCTAAAAACCAACGATATATGAATAAAATAGAAAAACTGGCAGGACAATATAACGCTGCTTTTACTTGTTTGACAGTAATAGAAAGTGAATTGACCAAAGAATGTCAGAAGTACGTTTCCTGGGATACTGTTCAAGTAAGCATTACTGGTGGCGGTGCTCCCATTGTAAAAGCAAGGAATGAGATAGATGCCGTTCCTTTGGAGGATTTTGTTTACCATGTAAACAAACATGGTGATATGTCAGAATCCGCCTACGGGCATTTGGCTTGTGTTTGATTTAAAACAATAAAATTATGGCTATTATAGGAATTGACTTTGACGGAACGGTCGTGACACATGACTTTCCTAAAATCGGCAAGGATATAGGTGCTGTGCCTATATTAAAAAGATTGGTTGATAACGGACATAAACTTATTCTGTTTACCATGAGAAGTGATATTGACGAGGTGGCTTCCGATGATTACGACATACACAAACAGGGAGGAAAGTATCTATCGGAAGCCGTGCAATGGTTTACGTACAACAACATTCCCCTGTTCGGTGTAAACGAGAATCCTGAACAGCACACATGGACCACATCACCCAAACCTTATTGTCACATATACATTGATGATGCGGCATTGGGATGTCCGTTGAAATATAACGTGAACTTATCAAATAGACCATTTGTTGATTGGATGGAAGTAGAAAACACTCTTATAAAAAGAAAACTTATATGAAAGTAGGATTGATTGATGCGGATTTATTAGATAACGGAACCACATTCCCCAATCTTGCCATAATGAAAATGTCCGCATTCCTTAAATCAAAAGGTATCCATACGGAATTATTGATGGATGGAAACAATATTGATTCCTATGATTATATTACTGTATCAAAGGTGTTTACATCCACAAACGAACCAAGTTTCATACATGGATATAAGGGAAGTGTGATGTATGGAGGAACGGGATGGTATATGGAAAATGCTCATGATGACAGCTTCAATGACATAAGATATGAGGATTTGCACGATCTTCCTAACACAGAACTGTTTAACGGTTTGTCATGGGGAATACAGAAGCCCGATTATCATATCTATGATTCCTTTATTGAAACGATAAAGGGAAAAGGTAAATTGAAGGCGTATCATTCGTCCTATACCGATTTTTCCATAGGATTCCTTACAAGGGGGTGTTTCAGAAAATGCCCGTTTTGCGTAAACAGAAACGAAAGCAAGGTATTCAAATATTCGGAGTTGTCCGATTTCCTAGACAGCGACAGAAAGGTAATATCACTTCTTGATGATAATTTCCTTGGATATGCAGGATGGGAGGATGACCTTACAGAGTTGCAAGCAACTGGGAAACAGTTTCAGTTCAAACAGGGTCTTGACATAAGACTTCTTACTCCTAACAGGGCTTCCATGTTATCCAAGAGCAAATATTACGGTGACTATACATTTGCATTTGACAATATAAAGGACAAGGATGTTATTTCAAGAAAACTTGATTTATGGAGAAGCATTACAGACAAGTCAACCAAACTTTATCTGTTTTGCGGATTTGGAATTGGTACAAGCAGGGAGTTGCTTATAAAAGACATTCTTGAACTGTTTGAAAGGATAGAGATACTTATGAGATACAAATGTCTTGGATATGTCATGAGATACAAGGATTACGTTCTTCATCCCATGTCAAACATATATGTGCAGATTGCAAGATGGGTAAACCAACCCAGTTTTTATAAGAAAATGTCATTTAGGCAATTTTGCGAGTTAAACCAAAAGGGAGTACAGAAAGAATGTATGTCCATGAGAACATTAAAATTCATGTATGACGAATTTCCTGAATACAGGAGTAGACTTGACCATTATTTTAACATGAAATATGAATAATTTTAAACTATATATCGCCCGTGACGAAGGTAAATGGGATGAAGATGTACAAACAACAGGAGAACTTAACCTGTTCTATGATACTCCGGAACTTCTGTTTAACGTAAAAGATAGTATATCATACTGGGGAAATGCCCGTAAGATAGCACATATTCCCTCTTACATGTATCCTCAAGTCAAGGATAAAGAGTGCTATGTTTTCAACAATCTTGAGTTATACAAAAGTTTTAACTAATAATAGAGAGTATAGGCAGTTAGCCTATCTTCTCTTTTCGTATTTTCTTTTCATTTTTCTTCTTTCCACCCGTGTCATTCCTAGGCTTTGAGCAATACCGAACAGTATTTCCTTTTCCGAATCGTTAAGCATATCATATACTTCTTCTTTGCTTTTTCCGCTAATCATAGCCATAAAAATCTTTTTCATAATGATTTATTTTAGTTTTTTCTTACAACAATCGCAAATCTCGTCTTTTATAGGCTTTGTAAATAAAGCACCTACATATCCTGCAAGGTATCCGGCTTCTTCTGATGAAGGCTTTATGCCATAATGATCAATTATATGACCAATCATGTGTTGTTTTTCATGCTCTAGTGTATTCATAAATTCTTCATCAGACGTACTGTGACTGATAATAATTACAGTGCACTTATTGTTTGAATACGTTACACCGTAATTGTATTTTTCAGTCTTTATCTTATCCGTTATCCTGTTCAGCAAATGAAAAGGACAGCCAATATATTCCAGTCTGTATATCGCTCTTAAATAAGAGTATTTATCCACAGAATAGAATACATCAACCGTCCAATCATATTCCTCAATGTATAGTCTTTGTCGTACCATAGCAATCAGATATAATCCTCCCAAGAGAAAGGTGTTCCACAGGCTATACACTTTGCGTAATACTCGTCAAGAGCACGGGTAGGGCTTCCGTCAACATCGTCAAGATAGTCTTTTACAAACATACAGGCATATTGCTCATTGACTATGGATGAACCCATATAGTCGGCACGTACCATATTCAATACATAAACCTTGTTGTATTCCACATCATTCTTCAACTCAACATTGAATTGCTTCATTAATGTTTCCACTTGATCCTTGTCATACGGGTGTATTTTGTTTCCGTTCCTGTCTTTCATTTTGGAAACGGCATATTCACATAATTTCTTAGAGAAGTTCCATCCGTGTTCCGCAAGATATTTTTCCATTCCCGAAGGAAGTTTCTCATATACATCTAATCTCGTTCTTTCCATAGCTTTTGTTTTTAAAAAGATAGCCCGTAGCAAACCACTACGGGCTTAAACCAATTTAATTAGCGTCTACGTCTGGCGTAAGGACCAGTACCTTTGACTCCGCGTCTTTCTCCGTACTCATCATCATCATCCCACATTCTTTCGCCATAACCGCCTCCACTTCGTCCGCCACGTCCGCCACGTTCACCATAGCGATCTTCCATTTCTTCCATAGCGTCACGATAACCTTCTTTATACGCTTTTTCTAATTCCCGGTCCATATCTTCACCTTCAAAGCTACGGCCCATTCCATATACTTTCCAACCCATAGTATTTATTTTTTATTGTTGTTGTTATTATTATTGTTTGTATGTTGCACGTCAGGCAATTTGATACCAGAAGCAGCAAGTTGTGCAAGTATATCCTTTATCTGTGACAATTCACCTTTAAGTTCCTTCATCTCCTTGTCCTGCTGTGCCTTTTCGGCAAATGCAGGATTCAACGCTGTAAGCATCTCATCGCAGCTTTTGATTACTTTCTGATGGTATTCCACAGATTCCACAACCCTTACACTACTTATTTTCATTGCTTCTATCTCTGCATTGATGGCATCCTTGCTTTCCGATACAACCACATTTCCGCCTACTTGGGAAAAGTCTGCTATACTAAGATTGGCTGGCAACTTTTGAAAATCAAGAGTATCATCTCCAACCTTAACTTTCACATCCACAACCATTTCATTTTGCGGAAGAGGATATGCTGTATATCCGTTCTGATATTTAGGAACAGGATTTGAAACACTTACCACAGTGCCCACATCACATCTTGGGTTTTCCCCTTTATGCAATATGAAAAACTGCTGTCCTTGTCGTATTGATTGAAACATACTTATTCTAACTTTTTAATATCATTTTACAGTGCTTCTAGCCTGTGCGGCAGTAGCAGGTGCAACGATATGATTAACTACTTGAAATATCCCATTACATTTGTCGTAATAGACAAAGTATTTATTGCCTTGTGAAATCTCACTTGATGGCATTTGATCTCCAGAACCGTTTACCAAAGGAACCTTGCTTGTGGATGTTGATGTGGTATTTGTCAGTGTGGTAGCCACAGAAACAAGATACCCGTCAGATCCGGCAGCAGGAACATGATTTACACTCAAGAGCAAAATACCTTGATTTGGCAATCGCCTGAACAGGCACGGGCTAATACCATAGATAACCTCTGAATTTGTCGTGTCTGTTGTTACAGAAGATGTCCGAACAAACGGTATCCCTCCAAAGTCAAGTCTATGTACCCCTCTGAAACGGTTAGCATTATATCCCATCATATAAGGATTAAAAAAATAACTCATAACTTTTCCCTTTCTTTAGAATTTTACTAGGTAATTATATACGATTAATTATACACGTACATATTGACGCTTCACCGCCCCGGCTACTGCCGACCACTCCACGTCCCCAACCCCTTCTACCAAGGGTGATACTAATTTTGTTAAATAGTGTTTAATTGGTTGTAAATGCCATTCATTATTTGGCATCGGGATAAGAGTTTCTGACCTGTAATTTATATACAAGTCAAAGAACTCTTAACTACACTTTAGCAATTGCAACCACAGTTGTCACCAGCAGCATAACCTGCACCAAAACCAGCCATGAACGGATAACCTCCATAGCAACAATTTGGGTTAGGCACAAAATATGCTGGAACCGGGCACGGAGCCTTAAGTTGTCCAACTATATTTGCAGTCTGAGCCTGTTGAGAAGCAGCCAGAGCCAAATTGCTGTTTTCCTGTCTAAGTGCATCTATCTTGTTTTGCATTTCACGCATTTCAAGCTGACAGAATTTATCATTGATGATAGCTGTTTGAGCGTCTATCTTTGCGCCAAGAATGTTAAACTGAGTGTTCGCATTGCTTGTCAAAGTATTAGTCTGCTCTACAGTAGCCAAACGGCTATCACATCCTTGACGTTCAATAGCTGTACGGATATCACAGCAGCAAGAAGCAAGCTGAGAACCGATAGCTGCACTATTGGACTGAATTGAGTTGATGATCTGTTGAGAGGAAAGACCTACCTGATTACCAACTTGCTGAATCTGTCCTTGAATTTGGCAGATAGCATTCTGCAACTGTTGAGTAGAGCAGTTCAAAGAACTAGCCAACTGATTGATAGCTGTTCCGTTTCCTTGAATAGCGTTCATCAACAATTCACGTCCTGCTTCATTGTTCAATTGAGCAGGGATTCCGTTTGCTCCATTGCCAAACCCGTTACCGAATCCGTTACCACCCCACAGGAAGAAGAGCAGGATAATCCAGATCCAATAACAACCAGCACCACCCCAAGCGTCTTGATTTTTGTTACCATTCATCAAGGCAGCTACAAGATTGGGGTCTAATCCTTTATTCTGCAACAGTGCAGGAATCATTGACATAATACCTGCGCTTTCTCCAGCGGCAGGATTGTCGAACATAAAAATTTTGTCTGAACCCATAATATTGTAATTTAATGTGTGTGTATTATAACTCCCGTAAAGACTGTGCACTCATCTTTACGAGTGTAAATTTACAACATGGATTCCTAGACAAAAATAAAAATTTAGCAGTATAACTTATTGTGTTTCAGATAGTTTAAACTTGTTAAAATAAGTTATTTGCTTGTGAGTTGTTTTTCCTATTCGTATATTAGCGCAATAATATTAAAATAGAGGAATTGAAGATGAAAGAATTAAAAAAATGGAATAATAATCCAATAAAGATTACGTATTTAATACCTAGTGGAAACAAGTACGCTTATATAAAATTAGGTGACACTGTTGATCTGACGAACGGAACATATAAAATAACCGCTTTGGATAATGAAGAAAACATTTTCCAAGCGGTTAATATGGAGAATAAAGATGATTGTGTTATAATGTACGCATATGAGGTTGTCTAGTTTTTAGTCTTGTATTTACCCCTTGACTTCTTTGGACGTATAAGCCCGTTGTTTTTAAGAGCATCTAATGTATCTTTTAAATAAACGGGTTTTGTCATTCCTTGCACTCTCACAGGAGAGAGAAGTGGTTTGATAGGGTGAAACTTAGTTCCTTTATATGTAAGCCTTGCAAACTCGGTATCACTCACATCAAGATACTTTATGGCATTTTCTCTATCAAAATAAGACGGTATGATAGTTGATTTGTTTATTGCGTCAGTAAGGAAGTTGAACTGTTCCGCATCAACATTCGAGTTTCCGCTTTTCAATGCTAGAGATATCCCGTCAAGTAAGGAAGCTAATATAGTGTTATAATTCATGCCCATGTCCTACTCAATAGATGATATGTTTGCTGTTCCCGTAACACTCACCTTGCTTCCTGGTGTGACTGAAAAATATTCCACCGTTCCTGCCGGGAGAAGCATTCCTGTTGGTGCTATTCTGCTTGATCTGCTTTTCGTTTCCTGTACCAATGAGATACGGCATCCATCCGATGTGGCTACTCTTATAAGGTTTGACAATACTGTGTACTCCTTATCGGTAATATCTTCGGATGCTGATATTCTTGCAGCTACTATACCTTTTAACGCTTCATCCTTTGAAGCGTTTTTTGTGGAGAAATATCCACCTATCTGTTGTTTGTCATTGCTCTCCATATCCTTTTAAGTAAGATTGTTTAACACTTTCGGCAAACTCGTTCAGCTTTACATAATCTGGGTCAAGTTTGTTTAAAATACCTTTTCTGAGAGCCGCTTCTTCCTCACCGTTGGGAAATTCATCCTTTATGGCGGCATCTACCGTTTTGTCGTATGATACAGGGTTCTTTACACGCTGTACATCGGCTTTCCACTTTTTGACGAACTTTTCCTGTACAATATTTCCCATATCGTCCGTTTCGGGTTCGTCAACTTGTTCAATGTTTAAATGAACATTGCTATATCCAGTGCCTAAATCAAAGATAAAGGCAGGCTTCTCGTCAAAAATCAAACCTCTTTCCATAGTTTAAATATCTAATGTTCCATCAAAATAATAACCCCTATTGAATTTTATGACAACATCTTCCAATGGTAAAAGGCTTTTGTCTACTTGGGAAAGGAATGCTCCTAATGTTTCGTATCCGCCTTTCACAAAGCATTTTTCTCCTTTGAACAGTATCTGCATTCTTACCCATGTACTATTGTCCTTCTTTGTAGATGGTCTTACATCAAAATCAAGAATGTCTATATGCTCATCGACAAGTTTGTCTATCTTTATATCCTTTCCGTCAAACTTTCTTGACACTCTTATATTTAAGTCACTAATCTTTGTCATGTGGCTATTATTATTAACTAAAACTTTATTAATTAAGTTTTTAGAATCACGGTGCATCAACATACCCATATAACTCGTAATTGATTTTGGGTTATTACGTTTTGACGCAAAGTTTTTCTTTATTCTCTTTCTTATTTTGGTATGACCAGGAGTAAAGACGAATCCACCGAAATCTATTCCTTCTGAAACGGGGAATATCCTGTAATTTTTCTTCATCTCCAATTTCTTTTCATACCACAGGTAATTTCTTATCCTCCACAGCCATTCATGCAACTGTTTCTTATCATGGGATAATATCACCATATCATCGGCAAATCTGAAATAATGCTTTACTTTGAACTGCTCCTTCACAACATGGTCCAAAGACCTTAATACCAAATGGCTTCCTATCTGAGCGTCAGGATTGCCAATAGCCAGACCTTTATTGCTATAATTAAGCGTATTCATAAGCCATAACGCATCCCTGTCTTTCAAATCTTTGCTGTATGCCTTCTTGTAAACGCTGTGCCTTACGGACGGATAAAACTTCTTAATATCCATTTTCAAAACGTATATTTTCCCGTTTTTGTCCATTTCAAGCAATGTCCGTTTCATCTTTCTCACAAGGGAGTGCTTTTTAACCTTACTTGTAATACCCCTTTTGGGCAGACAGTTATATGAATCAAGTGTAAGGCTTTTTGTCCATCTGTCCATCATTGGTATCAAAAGGCTGTGCTGGATAATCCTGTCCGGATAAAACGGGAGTTTGTGTATCTCCCTTATCTTTCCTGCATCAGTCACTTTCTCTATCACCTCATACTTGCTTACATGGTATGATTTGTCTTTAAGCATCTGATAAACATTCTGATGATATTCATCCTTATGTTTCTCATAATCCCTCACACCCCTGTGATTTCTCTTTCCTTTCTTTGCCTTTTCAGCAGCAGAGATAATGTTATCCATACTGCCTATCGTTTCAAAAATATTATTCAATCTTTTCATCTTACGTGCTTTTCTTTGTCCGTTGAGCCAAAGCTAACTAACTTTCCATATACCTACAACTGTAAATGTACTAATAAGTTCCCATCCTCAAACAATGGGTTGTCTTGACATTTTTCATCTTCCTGACGAGGCTTCTGTATAGCAGTAATTTTTTTAGCACGTTAGCTGCCACCGATGTTCGTGTTCGCAGTTTCAGGGGCATTGTTCGCATAACCATTCCGCAGAGAACAATTGTCGTTGTTCGACTTACCACCAAAGTAAACACCACCATTCTACAGACCGCCTTTTTTCAACTAACCGCCTTTGACAGACTTATTTCACTTTGCTGACGCATTTGGTTAGATTTTTATTATGCAAACTTAAACATAATTAATATATTTTGCAAGTTTTGGGAGGGGGATTTTTCACTTCGTGAAAAATTAGGGTTGGGTTATTGTACAACGAAAGCCGCCACCGATGCCCGCGGGCGCAGAGCCAGGGGCATTGATCGCAGAACCACTCCGCAGAGAACAAGAGTCGCCGTTCGACCCACCACCAAAGAAAACACCACGCCTTCCAATCTTACCCGAACCTGCATTTCCCGTAAACCAGTTGTAATGGCATTCCCCCGTGTGAAGATTGCTTCCCTTGACCTCTCCAATAAGAGAGTTCTTAAAGTTCTTCGTTATGTATCCTTCACCTCTAGCCATAGAACCGACAAATTCATATGTATTCTCAAAACCGTAAGATTCCCCAGGATTCTTTTCTGTGGCTACATTGTCCGTAGTCAGATTGTTCACGTCATAGGTCTGATAGATGTCTATGGATGTAGAATCGTGCATGACACAATCTATCCCACTGTACCACATCCATATATCTCCCCACCCGGCAATACGTCCGCGAATGATAGGCTGTGTGAAGCATATCTCTATTTCACGGTTTGTAACTGCCGCATTGTCAGGAATACTCCATCCGCTAGTTACAGTTGCATTGACAAACTTGGCTACGATACCCGACATCTCCCCGTCAGCCAATCCGTTATGACCTTGGAAGTTGTAGTATTTGTATTTTGTGCTTTCATATTCAAACTCGGTGTCGGGAGCGACATTGTGTTCCTTTGCGTATGACATGGCAAGCTGCGCTTCAAACATCTTCATGCAAGGACGGTAGTTGTTTATAAGCTGTGAAAAATTGTAAGCAGTTCCTGTTTCTGATGCTTTAAATCCTTGCCCGTTCATCTTGTAATACACATAAGTCTGACCGTCCGCCTTCTTGAATCTGACGCCTGTCATTTTCCCCCAGCTTGACGCATCGGGGGCTGAATCGTTGGATGATATTCCTTTTCCGCAAACAGACTGTGCGTGTAGGTCTTTTGTTCTAAACTTAATAAAGAGAAGCGTACACCACACTTCAAGGTCAAGGGCGAAGGCATTGGCATAAGGATAGTTCTTCGTAATGTCTGGGTTCTTTGCCCTGGCGTATTTCTCAAAATCAAAACGTGATACATTTGTCGTAGGCCATCCATTTCCTTCCATTATGTTTACGCCTAGATTTCCTACTGATGTTGCTCCTTTTACCGTGTTGTCAAAAATAGATCTCTGCTTCCCATCCTTTATCGTGGAGTAACCGATACTCATTCCGAACGGTTTTATCTCTATGGCCGTATCGCCACCGTATGTAAACGGAGCGTCACTGACTAGCCTTCTTTCGTATGTATCATCCGTTCCTCCGTTGATTATCCAGAAAGGCTTGGTGTTTACAAGCATAATATCGCTTCCGTCATCTGTTACATCAGTTCCGTCAATAACAATATTTGACGGGCTACCGTCAGCCATTTTGAAGAAATTGGTCTGGTCAAGGAATCCTACTACCTTACCGTCCTTTACCTTTGCCGCACGGAAAGAGTTGAGGATAGGATGTGATGTCTTGAACTCTTCCTTTCCTATCCATGTCTGAAATACAGGGTCTGTCTGCCCTCTTCTCATTTCCACTCCATATATATTCCCCTGCTGCATCTTTATCTGTTCGAGAAGCGTTTTGTAGTCATTGGTGAAATCATTTGTGGATAACTCCTTACCGTCCACCTTGTCTACCTTCTTGTCCAATGCAGTTTTCTGTGCGGTGGATACAGGCTTTTCTGCATCGGACGTATTGTCCACATTGGACAGACCTAAATTGTCTTTCGTTATATTGACATTCCCGGTCCTGTAAGACTGTTCGGCATTACCTTTCACGCCTATGACGGTATTCCTCTGTGCACCTTCCTGTATCCCGTCAAGTTTGGTTTTTAACTGGGTAGTAAAGTTGTTGTCGGTATGCACATAGCTTTCGTCCATTACCATGCCTTGTCTTATCTTAGACACCGTGACGGATTTGTTCTCTTTAGGGCTTCCCGTCACACATGGTATCATCTCTTCTCCCGTAGCGGTCTCAACGGGAGGCATCTGTGAAATTTTAAGATTATCTTCCATTTTTTTTATTCTGTTAGTATTAAACCATCGTTTTCAAGCAATATGCTGTATCCATTTTCAGTGATTACGGTATTCCGAAGAACCTCTAGCGTTATCCTTGAATCGGCAAACTTCCATGAATTGTCAGAAAACGGCATATACCCGTCTTTCTTTACAGACAGCGACATCGTGCTATTTGCCATACCCCGTACTTTCACTGTACCGTCAGACAATGTTTTGTACTGTATTCCACCAACAGTGACCACAGCACCCTGTATAGGAGAACCCGATACATCTACGACCGTTATCGTTACGATAGCCTTTGGTATATAGTAATCAATCAAATCCTGCTCGGTGAATCCGTCATTCTGTTTGGTAGGGACGGAATCGAACCCGAAGGAGTTGTAGAAAGCTGAACTAATCCATCCGCTATTATGGTCAGTATTGCTAAAGAATATAGGAGTTTTAGTTTTATCACCTGTCACATCATTGTTTACTATGGTGATTATTTGCTTTTTGTTTAACAAAGCGGAAACTATTGTAGATTCATTCAGTGTTCCATCAATATAGGTCTTGCCGTTTGAGTTCCTACTATTATAAGCAATACTACCTTTGTCATTGAATACGGCAAACAGCCAAGGTTCAGTAGTATTCAGTCTTTGGTCATAGATAAACTTTCCATCAACAAACGGATTAATAGTAGTAAACAACACCTTAACGCCATGTTGTAAGTTCTGTATTTGCCCATAATCATCTACCCCATCAGTTACTAGGGCGTTGGGATATCTAGGTATAAACTCTATTGTTACATCCATATCTCCTGTACTTCCTGTAACTCCTATGGCGTTATACAATGAAGTGGTTCCTTCGGGATAGGTTAATGTCACCTCATGCTCCCCGTTGTCAAAAGTATAAAATCCGCCATTTCTGTTTGCCAAACTAACTTGTCTGCCATCAGAAAGACCTGTAACCTTAAACTTATGCGTTGGGTTAGAGTTTGCCGGAACTATGTTTACCATGTTATCCGTAGTGGATAGTTTTTTAGTAATATGTATAACCCTGTTATCCGTAACAGTAACATTTGCTCTATCGGGTAGAATATTAGTGCTAGCAATATCATACCCTCCCACACCGCTCATTGCAGCGAACAGGAAATTGTTCAATTTAAGCGGTCTGTTGTTTCCGCTGTGGTCTTGCAAGTATGGATTGGCTTTTAGTATCTCGTTTGTGGGAACGGATTGTCCTGACGGTAGCTGGGTGATGGTAATGTTACAAGCACCGACAATATTGCCGTTTCTGAATGACAGATTACCGTTTACGGTTCCTAATGGCGGAATATCATATGTTCCGTCTTGTGTGATATTAACTAATTTTACATTAGCACTATATCCCCAGTATAATTCCTGCCCGTCAACTATACCTTTCACTTCCACTTTCATTCCCGGGAAATTTTTTGTTTGGTCAGGAATGTAGCATTTTACTGTATCGTTCGGTGTAGAAAATCTAGTTATGACAAATGAGGTGCTTGTTATAATTACATCAGCATTTACAGATGGATGTGATCTCCAATCATTAAAGTTTTGGCTGTATGTATCCACAGGCTTTGACATATCGTACCAGAACACCATGTGTTTTGGTATCCATTTTTCTATCACCTTGTTTATATCGGTTTTTCCTGTACCTGCCGATTTGACAAGCCCAAGTTTTCCTATGTTAAAAAAACCTATCTTTCTCATTTTTCGTCCATTTTAACCCACTCATCAGATAAAAGCAGCTTCTCAAACTCTCTTGTGCCCGTGTCGTATGTATCGTAAGGGAAAGGGTGTTCCGTTCCGTCCTCAGGTAACGTCATAGGCATCACTTCCATAACCTTCTCGGTATGGATCATATAATACAGACCGTCTGTCGATCGTCTGAAAACGGACAGATCATCTTCCGAAAACATAATCTCGGCATCTATTTTTGGTACTATGGAAAACTGCATATTATGAATTTTATCTATTATCGCAAAGATAATTAAAAAAAAGTTAAACGTATTGGTTGCATATGGATTTATGTCGTATATTTGCTGAAAATTTAAAAAAAATATAGCGATGAATGTATTGAGTTTATGTGACGGGATAGCTTGCGGACGTATTGCACTAGAAAGAATGGGATATACAGTGGAAAGATATTATGCAAGCGAAATAAATGCTCCTTCCATTAAAGTGGCATTAAACAACTATCCTGATATTGTTGAATTGGGTGATATAAAAAATTGGAAAGAATGGGATATACAGTGGGAAGATATTGATTTACTGATTGGCGGAACACCATGTCAGGATTTTTCACAGTTAGGGAAAGAGAAACTGAACTTCGATGGCGAACGTTCGGGATTGTTCTTTGAATACGTCAATATACTTAACCACATCAGACAGTTTAACCCTAACATAAAGTTCATGCTTGAAAATGTGAAGATGAAATCCGATTGGGCTGACTTTATTTCGTCACATCTTGGAGTAGACTATGTGTATATCAACAGTTCCGATTTCTCCGCGCAAATGAGAGCAAGATACTACTGGTGCAACTGGGAAATACCTGCATGGAAGGACAAGGGAATACTGTTCAAGGACATCATTACGGACGGGTATGTGGAGAAAGACAAATCATGGTGTATGCTTGAATCATGGAACAGGTTTGCCAAGAACCCCGAATCACTGTTGAGAAGATACAAGAAATGCCTTACACCGCTGATATTCAGTTATCCAGACTGTGATGCGGAAAAAGGTTTCAGGACACCAAATATTACAGAAGCGGAAAGATTGCAGACAGTTCCAGAAGGATACACAAAGTCAGTACAGCCACATATAGGGATGGGGCTTCTAGGAAATGGATGGACGGTAGATGTTATTAGTCATATTTTAAAAGGATTGAAAAATGAACCCAATAGTTAGTCATATTTTTGCATTCCTTTGCGGATGCTCGTTTGTAATACTTGGAGCTATTTATTTTGGAACGAAAGGAGATTGAATGGAATAATAATAGACGGAGTGCTCCATGAAATGGTTGAATCATTCAATATAATCGTGGGAAAGTAACGGATAAACACTCCCCCTTACTGATAAACGGCAAGGGGGAGGATTGTGTTTATAACCCTGGACCCATAGAAAGAAGCAATGTACTTCCCTTATATGCAGCACTGTTAAGGCTTACCCATACCCTTGCAGTTCCTGCATTAATCAGATCCGATGATATTAATATTCTCACCTTCTTGTCAATGCTGGAATTGGCGGATACTGAAAAATCCTCTATTTTTTCTCTTGATTCACCTATAACCATAGGATCTTCAAATTTCTTACTTGCAAACCTAGACATACAACTATTATTACGGAAAGAAATAAGGCTACTCGAACCGTTTCTTACTCTTACGGTAACTTCAATATATCCCATAACGGATGGCATCACTCCACCAAGTATTGTTATGCTTACGTAAGAACCAACTATCTCTATATCTCTTTTACTTACCATTGGTACGGAATATGCTATATGAGCAATATCGGGATCATCCTGCTTCAATATAGCTGTACTAAGGAAAGGATAAACTTCCCAATCACCAGCAGTCATACCCCACGAGTTTACAGTAACCGTAGCGTATCCTGTTCCTATCTTCTTGTCGGCAGTAACACGCCTAGACATCTGACTGGTCTTGTGCTTAACATAGACACCGAAATAGCAATCAGCTATCTCGGCAAAGTCACCCATGTTAAGAAAATCAGTATCATGCCCCTCCGATGGCATCATTATAGCCGCAGAACAGACAAAATTACTACTTGTAAACTGATTGGTAGCAGTATCCGGGCAGGAGAATCTACTTATCGGTGGACTGGCAAGATGGTTGTATCCGTTAAAGTCGGTAAGACGACATGGGAACCTACCACCTGTCGGTGCTGTATATTCCCATCCGTTCATGCTTCCATCTGCGTGTTTTGGCGCATCCCAGTATCCTGCCATTTGAAAAGGTTTGACACCACAGTTCCCATCCCATCCTTGCCACCATTTTTCATTTGGTCCAGGTGCAAGGCTTTCGTAACGTACAGGTTTGTACCGTGCCCACGGGTTTATTTTCCCGTGGGTGTTTGCACAAGCATACCCTAACTCATAACCATCACTAGTAGGACCGATACCAAGGGTGGCGTAAACGTCACCAGCAAGGTTTATCGGGGCTGTAATCTTTCCATTAGAGTGACCCATGTTACTTTTCCTCCTGTTCTTTTACGGTAACATATCCCGAAACAAGCACAGTCTTTCCATGACAGTTAAGGATATCACAACAAATGTCACCTTTGATAACAATAGCATTACTAAAATCCCATCCATCTTTTTCGCTCATGGTATATATTATTCCACTTGCCCATTTATTACATTTCACATTACCTTCAATGTAAATGTCCACTTTTTTATTATTTTCTTCCATATCGCAAATATACTAATTAATTCCTAATCTCTTTTCCAATTCTCTTACTCTTTTCTTTAATCTTGTAACCTCATCATCAACTTCTTGCAAGCCTTTCCACACAACAGGGATAAGTCTTTCATAGTCTATGGTATAATAGTCATTGAAAGCGTCTTTCACCCACTGACTATAACCGCCGGAAAGCAAATCCTGTGCGATAAGACCGTAATTCCAGTTATCATGGTTAAACACTTCGGAATTTTCCTTGGCAACAGCGTTCCAGTGATACTTCACACTACGGAATTTTCGGATAATACCCATAGCGTCATAACCCTGTATATCGGTTTTCAGTCTTATATCCGAAGAGGACGCTTTGGCTGTAATTGCTCCAGTGGCTATGATATTTCCTGCTACGTGCAATTTTTGTGACGGTGAACTAGTTCCTATTCCAACTCCCGTAGTATTCATTACTGCACAAAGAGAACCTCCTGCGTAAAATGCAACTCCTGAGGAACCTTTTAAATCTAGACAAATACCACCTTTGGAAGTTATTACTGCCGCATTGTCTATATTCCCGTCAATGTTCGCTGAACCATTGAACGGTCTGCCCCACAAAGTTCTCGAAGTAGTAAGCACATCCGCACTAGAAGCCCTACTGTCAGCCAACGTGGAAGCACCTCCTGCCGATACAGCCACAGACGTATTGGATGTGGATTGCAGTCCTCTCCATGCGGAAACGTTAGCACCGTTAGCCCAATATTGGTATTGTATGTGCCCATTGTGGTATGAACCAATCTGACGCACCTGCAATTCAAAATTGTTTGTCCCTACACGTACAAGACGGATATTATCCATTCCTTTTGCGAATGTAGGAAGATAAAGACGTGCTGAATTTGAAATACTTCCTACATTTTTGTCAGAAGAAGAAGGGGCACTTCTCATTTGGAAGATGGCGCAGAAGTGATAACTTCTGACTTCATCCTGTGCATGATTTCCATAGGCGTACCATATCCTTCCCCAAACCGTTACTGACCTATATGGTCCGGCTCCCGATTCAGAACAAGCGAATATCTTTTTCCAACCATTATCAGTACGACCAAGAGCAAACTGTAATGAATAAGTAGCGGTGGAATTATAATTTCTAGGTATATCCATTATATGCCAATTATCCAACATGTCCGCATTTAAATTGGTATTCAATGTAGTAGAAGAACATTGGTAAGGTGCTGTGCCTGTGCCTACGGTGGATATGTGTCTTACTGACGTAACAGAACCCGGGAAAGAAGTGTTTCCACTAGCATCCAATAATGTTGCTGTCCTCTTTATTGTTGTAAATATGCCCGTGTATTGTCTTGCATATATAGGTTCATTTCCATCATCAGAAGAAGCTATCTCCATCCATCCTGCATTTTCAGCAGTAGCACCGAAAGCGATTCTGCCGTAGTCGTTACTTCCGCCCTGCAAGTGTATTTGCTGTGTAGATGTGGGGGAAGTCTGCAACATATAAAGTATATGGCCACCTGATATATTCAAATTCCCTGTCATGGTGTCACCTGCTTTCTTCACGTATCGTCCGTCAGAATAACTAGCGTAGTTTACACTGTCTAGCAACATTCTCCAAGGTCTTTTATCATCATTAAATCCGCTTCTGTATTGAATACCATTAGTGGGTGAATCTGACGCTGAGGACGTGTGATTATACCATATATCTAATCTCGTATTTACTCCTGGAAGAGATATAACAGCACCATAATCATATATAGGATTAGCCATTCCGTCTGGCTTTGCATCGTTATACTGTCTTATTCCTATCTGTGCCCACAAAGTATTATATCCGTCAATACCATAAGTATCTCGGTGTCTTAAAAACGAATTTTCATGCAACCCGTCAAGAAGGTCTGCATTAAGATTACCCACAACAGTGTTACTTGCCACAATAAATGGAGCAGTGCCACTTGCTACGATAGATTGTAACGGAATATAGCTTACAACCCTGCCCGGTGCTATGCTGAACAAGTTCCTCAAAACAGAGCTTGTACAAATACTCTCTACCGAACCTGATATTGGACTTGCATAAGTCTGGAATAAATGGGCGGCAGCAATATGTCTTATTCTGTCAGGTCCAGTACCACCTACGGTTGTGGCATCTGTATCACTGGGGCTTAAATCGCCTCCTTTAAACAGGACCAGCTCACCACTTTCCGTACCTCCCCAAAATCTTTCAGCAATGAACGTATGGTTATAACCTCCCGGTCCATCTCCCGTAGTTCCATAGAAATATATGGTATTGGGAGAAGTGGCGTTTCCTATTTTCAAGTCACCACTCATCGTTATACTTCCAACACCCGTCATATTTCCGCTTACATTGGCCGTACCATCAAATGACTGCCCCCATAAAGTTCTTGGGGTTTGCAGTTTTTTAGCAACCTCAGAAGAGTTCTGCAAGTTTACAAATCCAGGATTTACATAAGTGCTCCATGACGGTGCTTTTGTATCTGCTTGGTATAGCGTTATATTCGTATTAGCCCCTCCGTTTCGGTCATGGCTGTATAACAGATTGGCTTGTATTATGGAATAGTTACTTCCACCATAACAGTACAGTTCTATGTTTTTCTTTTCCGCATCATGATAGATACGTATGTTTGACCTATTGATATTGTATGATGCTATCAATAGACCTTCCACTACAGACGTACCTCTAGTTTTGACAACTAACAGACCAAACAAATCACTAAAGGATGAGTGCAGCACAAAGCAAACGTCTGTCATTGTTTCCGTATTACGTCTGGAGTATGTAGCTATTCTACACCATGCAGGTTCAGTGTCTCCTACCGTATATCCGTATTTTATAAGGGCGTTTGATGTGCCGAACGCATGGTATCCGTCCAACAAATCCGCACTTAGATTATCTACGGTTGTATTGCTTGAAACTATCAAAGGTGATAACCCTGTGGCAACAGTTGACATGAATCTAGGCGCTCTTACATCATTTGGAGTGACACGTAAAACCAGCTTGTTGTTATGGTCTACGACACCAAATCCTGCACTATCCGTACTACTTCCTCTAAGGTTTCCTATATACCAGTAGGTGTCATACCAGTTGAACCTTAATCCGTTTCTTATAGAAGTAAACCCACCATCATCGTTCTTGATAACTCCGTTATCTTTATAGATATTGGTAATATCACAATTTTCCACTCCCTTGAATACGATTGCGCCGGAAGTGGAAGCGGATGTAAGGGTTCCAGTCATAGTATCGCCAGCCTTTTTCACCCATCTACCGTCCAATACGGAAGTAGGGATATGACTTGCATCTATGACTTTACTTGAATCAGCCTTTTTCAATTCAGCCCACATAGCGTCAGCGTCAAGTCCTCCCTGCCCAGCCATGTCGTACAGTTTCTTTATCGTGTACGCATTAAACGTATTGTCAAGGTCTGAATCGGAGAAGGTTGTGCCGTCAGTAAGGTTTGCGAAGCTGTAAACGGTATTTACAACACCGCTGCCACCACCGCTACCACCTGTTTTCACGCCAAGAGCAGATACCCAACCGTCCGAGTAGAATCCTACCGTGTTTCCGTCTGTTCTATGCTTCACTCTCAGAGCCTTGTTTGCCGAATCGTAAACAAGTTGGGCATCTCCTATCTGTATATATTCGTTTGCTGTAAGTCGTGCTGCGGAAACGCCACCTGTAAATCCTGCTGAAACGCCATTGAGGTGTCCTTGTTTGTTTATTTGTATTACTCCTACATCTGACGTATCTCCATTAGGACGGAAATAAATCATACCCTCATTTCCATAGCTTGATATGACGGTATTGCCTGTCGTGTTACGGAAAACAGTATTTCCGCCATAAGACAGACCGATACCACTATTCATCAGAATATTCTTGGTAAATGTCTTTTGTCCCGAAATAGTCTGAGCAGTAGTCAAGGTAACGGCATCAGTAATCCCGTACCCTGCCAAAGTGGTAGGATTATCACCAACTGTAACACGCCCGTAGGTGTCTACTGTAACTTTCGTATATGTACCAGCATTCACCCCCGTGGTAGCCAGTGACAATGTGCGGTTTGCGGACAGGTTTCCACCTCCCGTAAGACCAGTTCCTGCACTTATCGTTATGGTCTTGTCCGCTTTCAGTGCAAGAAGTTCGGCTAGGTTGTCGCTTTCCGTAAGACCGTCAAGAAACGCTTCAAGTTCTTTCCATTTGTTGATAATGTTATCGGCATCGCTTCCTTCTAGGAAGTTATTCAACTTGTTGCTTAACTGTGTTACAGTATTATTCAGCGTACCCAAGTCCTGTTGTCTAGCGAATGTTTCCCCGAATACGGCAGTGATGGTTTTCCCGTCAGAACTAAGTGCCATGTTTGTTACGGCATTTCCACTTCCCGACTGGGTGATGTTCTTTATACCACCACCTTCCTTCGCCATTTTCCAAATCTCGTTTATCGTGTACGCATTAAACGTATTGTCAAGGTCTGAATCGGAGAAGGTTGTGCCGAGATTGGAAAAACCATATACGTTTTTCACAAGCCCGTCACCACCGCTTCCTCCGCTTCCTCCGGGAGATACGCCCAAAGCGGAAATCCATCCTCTGGTATAGAAGCCTATTTCCGTACTTCCGTCTATATGCTCAAATGTTACTGCCTTGTTTACGGAATCATATATAATCTTTATATCGCCAACCTGCAACGCCTGTGTTTTTACCGTGCCGCTTATGTTGGCATCTACAGCATAAATATTCTCCCATCTCTTCGATTCAAGACCAAGTGTGGATGCGTTGTTGACGCTAGGAACTACATTTGCCGTAGACAACTGACCAGTGAATATCTTGCTTGCAGTTACTGTCTGTTCCGTATCAATCGTTACAAATTTATTGTCAGGAAGATGGGATATGTGAATTTTCTTTGTCGGATCATCCTTTCCCAACTCCTGCCACAATTTGTCCGTATTCATTCCGCCTTCCTTGGCTAGCTTCCATATCTCGTTGATGGTATATGCGTTGAATGTATTGCTAAGGTTGGAATCGTCAAACGTCTTACCTAAATCGGCAAATCCGTACACGGCCTTAATCAGTCCGCCTTCTCCACCTCCCGGTTCTCCGCTACCACTCTGTGCGCCCAACGCTGATATCCATTGGTTTGTATAGAACGCTGACTTGCATCGTAACGCTTGGTTTACTTCATCCCATTCAAACCATCCGTTGAACTTCTGAAACGATGCAATAAGGTCATTAAGTAGCTGTTCAGAGAAAATATTTGTTCCGCTTCCCGTACCACTTCCACCTAATGTTACATTTGTCGTATTCTGTGTTGAAGCGGCCTGATTCTCCTGTGCCAGCCGTTCATAGAAAGACAGTATCTTTCTTCTTGCAATGGTGCATGAATATGACGGGAACATATTCTCCTTGGAGTATTTAATCTCCAAAGACTGTATCTGTAACTGCATATCCACTATCTGACCGTTATCAGAGAAATCGAATACGCCTATTCCATCATCCCTTACCTTTAGCATATTTCCTTCTATGAAGTCAATGAAAAGATTAGGATGCTCTGCGACAAATCCGCTAGATATGTCAAGTGAAACGGTTCGGTTCTCATGGTCATATCTTGACAGGTAGTCAATAGCCGCCTTTTCAAGCGTATTCTCAGCCATTGTCACATACGATTCGGGCATGACAATATTCAGAATGACAAATTCAGTTCCTGCTGCAATTGAAGGAGATTTACCATCCGTATAAAGGGGAAGTTTGGCATTGTCGCTATCTGTTCTGTAACATGATATTTTATATCGTGCCCCCTTGTTGAACATGGCAACATCCTCTTCCGTTTCCCCCGTATCACCGTTCACCTCACCGTAAAGAGGAATAATACCGTTTTTGTTTATCTTAAATTCCGTTCCCGTATAAGTTCCTGTACGCATACTGAACACCGCGTCCGTTACAGAAGCATATTTATAATAGAACCTGTCCTGTGAACCGTCCTGATTACCGAAATGTATGTTGCAGGTCATTTCCTCACTAAAGCCTATCTTACAGCTTCCGGCAGGAACATCGGAATCAAACGTGAACTCAACACGTATGGTGACTGTCGTATTCTGACCTTTTTCTATATATCCTACAAGAGAGGTCTTGTCGTAAGGTATTTCAAGCATACCAGTAGCACCTTCCTCTCCGATAACAACCTCTTTCAAAGGAGAAGCCTGACCCAATACACGGTTTAAAACCATACGTAGGTTAATCTTAACCTTTTTCCCTAAAGCATCACTTCCTATAGGTAATATGCTGAAAAGCATCTTTCCTGAGAATGATGCAGTAACCTTTACAGGCTGGTCATAATATGCCCTTGTACCATATATATCAAAACTCTCGAAATCCCTGTATTTGTCAAACAGAGCATGGGGTTTGTACTGTGGCTGCACATTGTCGTTTATCTTTCCGGATGAATCACCGTCCTCATACACCTTGTACCCTAGGTTGAATCCAGGAGAGGTCATATAAATGAAGAAACTGTCACTATCATCACTCTTTATAGGAGTAGAACCGATAATCTTATCTATTCGTGTAGATGCGCTAGCACCCTCACCTGCCACCTTTCCCGATTGAGGGTCTGGTTCTCCATCCGCCTTGTATGTATCCCATTCTGGAAGTCCTGACGGGTACAGATCGCCAAGTTTTTTCCCTCTGATGGAAGGGTATATCCCACTGAACGTGTTTGATATGGTTTTCCCTCTCACACCATAGTTCTTCAATCCGTATTCGCTGTCAATATAATATCTTATATTCCCGTCAGAATCATTCGGAAGAAGGATGTACGGGCAATAGCGTGATTCATCGGCAGGCTTAGCGTCTTTCTTGTATTCGGGAGGAACGTTCCTGCTTCCACCTTGTGGTATGATTCGGGTTATGACAGGTGTGCTTGTATCTACGGAAGAGGAAACTTTTACAGCACCCCCACCGTCACCCTGCTTGAATGTCCAGTTTACGGACGGTCTTGTCTTGTCCGTAATGGTTATTATCCCACCGTTCGCTGTCGTTGAGAAGTAATAATTGAGATAAAACTTGTCATAGAAGTTCTTCAATGCTTCAAACAGGTTGGTGCCATCGGTTATGTCAATCATATCCTCCGTCAGTTCGCCTTCTGCATCCACATTCAATGTCCATGTACCAATGCCTGTATATCCTGTACCCAATGACGCATTGTAAGATTCTATATTCGCTTCTATACGTGCGGCAAGCTGCTTTGCGTCACCCCAGAACTGGAACAGACCGCCATGTGTGTATCTTATCTTGTTTATCTCACCGCCTGTTCCGCTTACTATGTCAAGGAATGCCACATTCTGCAAAAGCACCTCCTTACCGTAAAACAAAAGGGAGTATTTGTATTTTCCTGCTTCATTAAGATTATCTCCCGATGGGGCTTGGTACAGGATGAATGTATTACCGTTATATACGACTGTATCGTATTCAGATTCGCTCTTTGAGTTGTATGCCTTGAACTCTATCGGAACAACGGAAACGACTTCACAAGTCAATTTTCTCACTTCCTGCAAAGACGGGCTGTATGAAAAATCAGCACTCTCCGCAATAACCCTATTTCCTCTTTTAATCTGTAAAATCATTGGTCTTTAAAGCGTTGGTTGGTCAATACTGAAATTTAACGAAAATGTATAGGCGGACACAAGTTGGTCCGGGTTCTGCAAGTCCTGAACGTCCTGATAACTCATCTTTGCGCCTGTTTCAAAACCAGTGCATCTTATCACCTGCTTTGCCGATTCACCCCATATATCATTCCATATAGAGAAAGAGGATGAACCGTATGGCGTACCGGGAGTGGCAGGTATCACATTGGTTATATATGAATAGAACGAACGGATATTAGTCTTTACCGTTTCCACATCTCCCAAAGCGGCAAATGTTATGCTTCCTTCCGTTGGCTGGTAAACAGGCGTGACAGGTTCGTACACCTTCTGACCGTTCTTGTCATACCATTTTTCGGCATAGGCTTCCTTTCTTGTCGGCAAATCCCATAATCCCTTGCTTTCAAGTATATACAGCCTGTATGTGGCATACAAATCCTTTGCCGTATCGCTTCCTTTCTTTATAAAATATTTAGATATAGCCATTCGTGTACATTGTTTATTAGTGCAAAAATAACAAAAATAGTCTTAGAAACCATCTAGTTTTAAAAAATAATTTTCTATATTTGCATCACAATCGGTGCTTTGGATGAGTGGTTTAGTCAACGGTCTGCAAAACCGACAACAGCGGTTCGATTCCGCTAAGCACCTCAAGTGATTGGATTTTTTTTGTTCATAATCAAACTGGAACGCCCTGCCAACTGTGAAGCTAGCAGGGCGTTTGTTTTAGTCAATTATAACTTTTATCGCATTTCCGCCTGACCTTGGGGCAATGGAAACGACACTCAGAAGTGCTGTCTTTATCGCCATAGTTGCGGCAAGCTGCTGGGTGAGAACCTCCAACTGTGACTGCTGTATGGCTGTCATGTTCGTTCCTCCCGTTCCTGCCGAACCACCATTTAACGATACCAACTGACGGAGAAGATCGCTTTGTACAACCATTTCGTATCTCATCCCGTTAAGATACCCCAACGCTTGATTAAATGTATTCTCGTCAACTCCTGCAATGGCATTGGACAGACCTTCCGCATTTTCCTCCGTTTCAGTAAGCATACCACCAAGGGCGTTGTTTATCTCATTGACTACACCTCCGGCTTCCGCAAAGGCTGATTCCAATGAACCCATTACATTTCCTAGTATTATAAGTTCATCCTTATCTATCTTGTTATCCGCAAACATACCACCTTTGCCGTCTGCTCCGAACAATGTGGTCTGTACCTGTTGCATTGCCTTTTCTATGTATTGTTGCTGTACCCAACTCTTAACAACATCTCTCATAACGTCTGCCACAGTGTCCTTATAAGCCTTTGCAGCATCCTCGCCTTTCAGCCATGCTTCAACAAGAGCATCACCTATCTGACTAGCCCAGTCTTTCAAGTCAATACTATACAACTCACTGGCAAGTGTTTCTGTATAATATCTTATCTCGTACTCTAATTCTTTTATGGTCTGTTTGTATCCTTCTACCTTTTCCCTGTCGGACTTTTTCTTATCTTCTTCGGCAGCAAGAATATCCTTTTGAATCTGCAACTGTTCTTTTAAGTTGGAAACCTGTTGGGATGTCACCTCATCAAGTCTTTCAGGATTAATAATGTGCTCAAATTCTTTTTCGAGCATACTGTAAATATTTGTAAGTTTCTTTGATTCGAACTGTAAGTTCTCTATATGCTTTTGAAGCCTAGCATCATGTCTTTCTGAAAAACCAGTAATAATATTACTTACAGCCCCAACAGCAGCAATAGCAGCACCAGCCCATCCACCAGCAGCAAATCCTTGCATAATAGAACCTACACCACTTACAACATCATCAACAGCACTAGAAACCTCTGTAAGACCAGATGAATCACCGCCAAACGAATCTATCATATTGGAAATACCTTTAATAGAGTCAGAAGTCATTTTCCCCCATTTATTAATGCTGTCACCTAGTTCTAATGCCTTTTTAATCATTTTAGACATCTCTCTAGCGGAATCTCTAATAGCTGAATTTGTTCTATACGTTTCTTGTGTTTCAGATTTTTGAACTTCTAGCTGCTGAATCTTCACACTACGTGCAAGCATTTCTTGTATATTTCCTTCTTTTAGTGCTTTGTTATATTTATTACGTTCTTCGGCAATCTCAGCATTTATTTGCTGTTCTTCCACTAATGCGGCAGAAGTGCTTGCATCTGCTCTTGCTATTCTGTTTTGCAAAGCAGCTTCTACACCATCACTTATTAAGACGGATGTATCAGATCTTTTATTGTACAAAATATCCAACTGTTCATTTACACGTTTTATTTCCTGTTGGTATTGTTTTGCAGTAAGATTTCCAGCTTGAAAATTCAATGTAAGCATCTCTCTTATTTTGTTAGACACACGTGTAGCTGCTTCCACTGACATAGCTTCTATTGCTCCATAAAAATTTTGATAGTCAGATGTTAATTTCATCAATTCCATCTGCTCACTTTTCTTCAACGAATTTGCAAGAGATATATTACCCATCCCTTTTGCTGTAGAAATTCTTTTAGCATACTTTTGTTCTATGTTTCTTGTCTTATCAAAATAGTTACCGTATTCTGCAAGGTCATTAGCATATTGCTTTGCCATCTCACCAAAGTAGCCTTTCCATGCGTCAATCATTCTTTGTATAACCTCTTTCTGATCTTCTCCGATATTCTTATTCCCCTTAATGGCTTCCTGTATCTGATTGATATACTGGTTCATTGAGGTGAATGAAGATGTGTCGGGTACGACAGAAACACCAAGGTCAAGATTCATTCCTGCCAATGCGGATTGCAGATTGTTGTATATCCCTGCCGCAAAACTTTCAGCCATAGTAGATGTATCACCACTGAACTGAACGGCAAGGTCTAAGGCAAGTTCGGAATCACCCGTTATTCCAAGTATGTCACTGTAAAAGTCATACTTGTTCCTGTATCTGTCAAACTCATCCGTAATTCTTTTCATCACCTTCTTGGCTGCTTCAACATAAATTTCAGAGGACAATTCGGCAGCTTTCCTTGCGTTCTTGACCGCATCCTGTGGAACACGTGTTTCCAATTCCTTTGCAGCCTTGTTGTAATTGTCAACAATAGCCTGTTTGTCATATACAATATCCACGCCAAGTTTTAACGCCTGTGAACCGTATATGGCTTCAATCTGCTTTTTGGCTTCTTCCTTACCTATGTTAATGCTCAAATCCTTGAACTTGGAATAGGCGGATTCAAGCAATGACAACCTGTTTTTCCAAAGGTCAGCAAGAGGATCTCTTTTTTTTCCTTCCTTCTTCTGCTTTTCCAGTTCAAGGTTGAATTGTTTTGCTGTTCCCGTAGCCTTTGACATCGCTTCGTTGGCAGCGTTAATCTCATATACCGTCTGTTGTACTTGCTCGGCTTCATAAGGGCTTACAATTCCTGTAATTTGATACTCATCTCCAAGTTTCTTGACCTTTCCTTGGCTAACATACATATCAATGGTGCGCTGTAAATTTTCTATTGAACTTTTGGCGTCTTTATATTCCTGTTTTACCGATTTAAAGTAATCCTCCATAGATTTCACATCGGCAGCCTTTATAGCAATAGTCCATTTATGCCCTGTAATTTCGTCAAGAGATTTTTTCCATCCCGTCAATCCTTCTTGTGCTTCCTTATCGTCAAGTTCTATTTTAACAGCATATTTTTTGTCAATAAATTCATTAAACAATTTTTTAGCATTCTCCCCAAGTTCGCTAGTTGTGGCAAAATTTTCAGATTGAATCCTTATAAAGTCCTTTTGAGCATCATTTAATTTATTTACATCAATACCTACAAATACTTTTTTCAGTTCTTTCTCAAGACTGTTTGCAAAAACATTAAATGATTTTTCAAGTTCTTCAGTTTCGCCCATTATGCCCATCCTCAATTTCTCATACTCCTTCAACAATTCCTCACTGTCAAAATGGGCTTTGTTCTTGAATATTTCAAATGTCCGTGCATCTCCTGACGTTTCAGCCAAAGAACGTATCTTCTCTACAATAGTAGCTGCCGAAGCCCCTTTGTTTATCAGTTCGGTAAGTTCGTTTCTCCATTCCTTAGTACCCTTACCCATATTTATAATCTCCTTGGATGCCTGTACTATCTGCCCACGAAACTCTTCTATATCCTTACTTGCCGAAGTGAGTTTTACAGACGATTTCTCGTAATCTTTAAGCATATCAGAGAATGAATCGCCAAATACGCCCGTAGATGTTGCCTTATCCGCCTTGAACATTATATCCGCATTTTCAGCAGCACGTTTATAAACCTGCTCTAGTTCCGATGCTGACTTTTGCAGATATTCCACACGAGATCTCTGATCATCTATTTTCTTGCTATTTTGTACTATATACTGCCCCATATTGCCATATTTAGACAATACTCCAGTAAGCGTTTCCTCATACGACTGCAACTGTTTCGTGTCAAGCTGTTCAAGGTTTTCCGGGGTGAGTTTGTCGAAGTTTATCTTGTCAAGGTCTTTTTGCAAATCACTGTATGATTCACGGAAAGACTTTGCACTGTCCTTTATCTTCTGATTGAACTCTTCCGAACGTGCAGACATAATATGAAACGCTTCCGCTACAAGCCCTGCAACGGTAAGTATTGTCATAAGAGGATTAGCCTTTATCGTAAGCCACAATGTTTTCAATGAATTTGTCAAACCGAATGTTGCCAGTTTGAATCTGTTCATCAACATTGTCGTTTTTGTCATAGACAACATTCTTGCAGCTTCCGCACCTGTCAGTTTAAGTTCGGTGACAAGAAGATGCCGTTCAGCCTGTGTCAGCATATTCGTGGCAAGAATACGTTTTGCCATCTCTGCTGACATCTTTCCCGAATTAACGGCAGCAACTATCTCTACGGCAGACAGTTTTGACGCTGTCGCTATCTTCCACCTCTCGGCAGTAGTGAGCGTTCTGTACATTGCAGCCTGTTTAAGCAACTGGGCTTCCCGTAATTTCTCAGCCTTAATAGCATTAGTTGTTGCGACAACTTCTTTTCCTAGCATGGCTGTTCTAGCCAACTGCAATCCTTTCAATGCGGCATATCCTACAGCAACACCCTCTATTGCCTTAGAGAAGTATCTCCAGTTGTTCATTGCATCGGTTATGCTTCCCACAATTCCTTTCAGAACGGAATCATTCGCCTCGCCTATGTCATTCATCATAATCTTGTATGAATCGGCAAGGTTACTTACCATACCTTTCAAAGATGCAGCTTGTATTTCCTGCATTTTGTAGAACATACCACCATCTTCCGTCATTGTGGTAAACATCTCCCGAATATACTCAAAAGGAATCTGACGTGTTGATATGGCGTTGAACACATCATCAGTAGTTTGAGCCACGCCTCTTACTTCTTCCAGTTTTTTTCTTAATGCGTCCAATGCAGGAATACCAGCTTCTGTCAACTGACGTAATTCCTGTCCCCTTAACACACCTGCGCTTCTTATCTGTCCATAAGCTAGAATAATACGCCCCATATCAACACCAAGACCTGCGGAAACGTCCGCAAGGCTTTTCATTGTACCGTACAATTCATTGACAGGTATCTGGAATGCTGCAAGCTGTTTGGTATATCCAACCAAATCACTGAACTGGAAAGGAGATATTACAGCAAGCCCCTTAATCTGACTGAATATCTGGTCAGCCCGTCTTGCATCCTGTATAATGGCACGTAAAGATACCTGTTGCAGCTCGAACTCCCCACGAATGGAAACAAGTTCCTGAAACATATCTCTGAAAAAGTAGAATCCTGCATAAGTCTTTATCGTATTAACAAACTCACGCATCATTCTGCTCTGCTTTGTCAGTTCCTCGGAAAACTCTTTTGAACTTGCAGCATTTTTCTGATTGGTCTGCTGCATCTTTGTTCCATAGGATGTGGCTTCGTTTACAAACTTGTTATGCTCCTGTATCTTCCTGTTTAGAAGAGTAAGGGTACGGTTATAGTTTGCATCAGTCGTATTAAGTGCATTACGCCTGTTCGTCAATTCAGAAATAAGATTGTTAGCCTGATTGATAGACGTAGGATTGATATTAAGCAATTCATTCGTTGATGTTTTTCTTAAAGATGATTGCAACTTCTCCAATCTGCCTTGCAATTTCTGAATAAGAGCGTCAGCCTTTGTTATCTGATTGCTGTTTAAAGGAACTTCAACCTTGAATTTATTCAATAGTTCAAGGCGTTTTTGTATGGCAGCAATCTTCTTGTTCAAGTCCTCAGCACTTCCCTCAGGCATACCAAGGGCAAGTCCAGACTGACCAGAAAGGTATTGTAGATACTTCTGATTGGTCTGCTGCATCTTCTTACTCGCCTGTTCCTGCTTTGATGCTTGTCTATCCATCTCTTTTGTCCGTGCAATCTCCATCTCGTATTGCTGGCGTAGAAGGTTAAGTTCTCTCTCATCGGAAATAGACAATTTGGGCGCACTGTTAGCAGTAAGGGAATATGCCGTTTTCAGTCTGTTCAATTCAGCCACAAGATCATCTATCGCTTTCTTCTGACTTTCAAGATTGGCTTTTCTTGTAGCCATCCCCTTATCTCCGCCTGCATTTCCTAGGTTACGGTAAGTCTTTTCCAGCTTGTCATACTCCCTTGTCGCTTCGACAATCTTGTTTGACAACTCTTCCATCTGAACAAGTATATCCATTTTCTTGTTTGACTTACCTTTCCCTACCTTGGACGCGTTTTCATTCGCTTTGTTTATCTTATCTACAACCTCGCTAAGTTCGTCATTCATTTTGCCTATATCGGTCAACATAGGCTTGAAGGACATCTCCTGGTTAAAGGTGTCCTGCAACTTCTTCTGTATATCCTTTATCTGTTTGTCAAGACCGGAATCATCTAGCCCAATCTTAAACTTTAATGCTCCTAAATCAACATCAGCCATAGTTATTGTTTTTTAATTATTGCAAAAATAGCAAAAATAAGCACAAGAGCATGATTTACAACAAACAAAAATCCATTAATATTTTTTAACATATTAAAAATTGTGGATAAAAACGATTATGTTATCTTTGCAATAAAATAATTTTTTAACTATGGCTATAGAAGAAAACAAAGTAACACTCGTTGGCGTAAATTCAGCCAGCGTAACATTCAGCAATGAAGCTAATGTGGAAAAACAATACAAGGTGAATGCGAATGTAAACGTATCAAACGGTAAAACCATTGATTCATTTGATGGCGGAGAGGTGAAGTCATTGGAATCAGAGAACCAACTCGCTACATTCTATTTCAATCAGAACGGTGGTATCGCAATCAACTACAACGATCATCCCGACTTGGAAGCACAAATTGCTATCATTACTATCATCAACTCTTTCGTAACCGATGTTACAAAATACATCAACACGAAAGGCATCTCATCAGTTTCAATTTAAACAGCAAGAAGAAATGACAAACCAAGAAATGTTTTTAAAGAGATTAACTCTCTTGAATATCCCCTTATCACTAGAAGGAAAGGAACTTCCATCAGAACTGAAAGCAAAAATCATGCTTATGCGTGTCGCTTACGACAAAGCTGCAAAAGCATTCGATGATGATATGCAACAGGTTCTTAAAGAAATAAAGAAGGAAGGATATGACGAGCGCGCACAAAAAATCAATCACATGAAAGAGATTGACGGTAAGGAAGATGCGACAAAAGAGGAAAAGAAAGAAGCGGATGAAATCAGAAAGATAGAAGCAGATTTCAACAAGGAAACAGAAGAACTGAACAAGGCATATTCCGAAGCATACCAAGAGAAAATGAAAGAGGAATGTGATATGAAGCCTAGAAAATTCGCTTTTGAAGGATTCGCTAAAATCATTGAACTTATTGGTACTGACGGTGCAATTAAAGTGAAATGGAACTCTCCCGAAGCATTGGAAATACCGAAGGAGGAATTTATCTCGCTTATCGCAACAAATCTTGTCGATGAATAAGCCATTTTCTATATTGCTATTTTTTTTGTTACTGTCGTGTTCTTGTTCACGCAAGCTACTTCCATCTTCGACAAATACAACCATAGTAGACCACAACACGACAGTAACGGAAAGAGTAGTATGGCAATCAAAAATAATAACTCTTCCAACAGAGCACATACAACATACAACATTTGAAGATAGTTCACACTTGGAAACATCATTAGCCGTATCAGACGCTAAAATAATGTCGGATGGCAGGCTTTTTCATAGTTTGAAAAACAAGAAAGACTTTCTACAAGACAGCATCCCATCCTTGGAAAAAGAAACGGTAGTGACGAAAGATTCGATAATAACCGTGGAGAAAATTGTAGAAGTAAAGGTAGAAAAGGAATTGTCTAAATGGCAAAAAATACTAATCAATCTTGGATACATAGGTATCGGTTTCATATTGTTTTCAGGTTACAAAATAGCCCGAAAGTTCGTGTAACTTTCGGGCTTATTTTAGGTATTTATATACATACCAATTGTGTTATTGGGAAGAATCCCTATATGATAAAGAAACTCTAAATTCATTAACTTCTTTACTAGATAAATCCCATTCCAATTCTGTGGTATGTAAACCTTGATTATATATGTATCTAGAATAATTACTTCCACTTAAATCTGGAGTTTCCCAAATACCAGGTTCTTCTTCATAATCAGGTATTGTCATAAAACATTTTAACCCTGTTAATTTACCACTTCCATCATCTATTGTATAATTTTCTTCGTAAATGTATTCTCTTCCAGAAACAGAAATAGAATCACGTTCTATATCACCCCATGTTTTAATACCAGGATTAAATAAAGTTTTATTATTATTATCTTGTACAACCATTTGCATACGTATGTCATAAGGTATGTATGTTCCCCTACCTGAATTATCTATAAAAATAACTTTATAGAAAAATCTCTTTTTAGGGGTAGTTATTTTCACGCCTGTTATTTTTGTCTTATATCCAAAGCACTCTGGAATAATAGGAAATTTATATCCTGTAGATGATGAAATCTCATGTGCTTCATTATTACTGTCAGGGTGACTTCCATGTACAGCTACAGCCATTATGGTACAAGACCAAGTGCCTATATCCATACTTTTAAAAGCAGAATAAATGTTTGAATTGTTTGGAGAAAAACCTAATCTTAGGCTATCAGAAGTACCTTTTTCTCCCAGGAAAAATCTTCTACTACCATTCTTCTCTGCAATAATTAAAATAGCGCACCTCCATGATTTTATTGAGCTAGAAACAGTGTCATTTATAAGTAATGATAAAAGATTTCTAGAACTTCCATTTAAATCAAGTTTTACAGTTTGACTATACGTATCATAATCTAATATATTTGACGGGAGAATGTTTATATTAAGTTTAACAGGATATTCTACATGATTATACCCATCAAAATCAGCAATACGATATACACTTTTAGGAGATTTATACTCTGCAATAGTGCTAGATGGAACAGTATTTCCTATTGTATATATTATCATTTTTGTAAATGCAGTATATGTAGAATCGTTAAACTGCACAACACCTAAATCAGATCTATCAATTGGTTTTATATATGAATATCTGTTTATTCTCCCATGCGTATTTGCACACGCATACCCTAAATCATAACCATCACTAGTAGGACCGATGCCTAAGGTAGGATATACATCACTATCCAATCCGACAGGTGCGGTGATTTTACCGTTAGAGTGACCCATAGACTATACCTCCACATATTTATTGCAGACGATATTGCCGCCCATTGTCAAACTACCCGTCACACGTACATCACCATCAATAATGACAGCTTGTGACAAATCAAACTCTTCTGGTATATCACTACCATCTAAGGCTATTATCTCATAAAGCCCCTCTGTCGGGCTAAAGCCCCTCTGTCGGGCTAAAGCCCCTCTGTCGGGCTAAAGCCCCTCTGTGCTCCCTCGCTTTGCTTCGGTCGCACACCAAATTTCCGTTTACAAACAAATTAATCTTCATGTTTATTGTTTTTTAAATATTTCGCAACACTATCCATTACACACTCAACACACCAACCTAAAAGGTATGCAAAGTGCTCATCCTGCCCATTTTCATATCCCATAGAAATATCACAATACCCAAATACATTACAAACATAATGAACAGATTCATGAGCAACAGTTCTCACCCCTATACCATCGTTGGATAACCAAATAAGTACACCTAAATGGTTTGTACTTTTTTCCCTTACAAAAATAGTCATGCCATTACAGCTCTTAATTTCATCTTTGGATGTATCTATCGGGTCATGATTAAGTTTGGTGAATTTTCTATATATTTTTCCCCATTGATCATCCCCCACTGCAACATACAGTTTAAGGGGATATATTTTAGGATCGTATTTTGTTATCATCGCAAAATGTCTTTTAGTAATATATCGGGATGCTCTTCTTTAGGTTTAGATTCTTTGAATCTATATATAAAGCCACTTGCATCCTTGTTAGCTTCCTTATATAAATCTTCTGTAAGAGAAGCCTTGTACAACTTAACTTTCTCTTCAAAATGATAATCAAGTTTAGGCTGGTCCATTATTACTGCCTGTATATAACTCCATGAATATTTCCATAGCAAAGCCCAGTCCTTGATTATCATCAATCCTCCGAATAGCCTTAAATCTCCTCTGAATTGGGGGAAATCTTTTTGGATAGATCCTCGTGAGCCGATTTTGCATCGAGAGATAATTTCATGGCATCCTTCTTGCTTAATGTCGCTGTCGTATCTATCAAGAACGCTAAACGGATTGTATTTGTAAAAAAATCACTTACATTAGCCCCCTCCACGATGGCTTCTATCAACGGAGTTAGTTCCTTATGGTCATAGTGCCTGCTTAACCACCAAGCGTATATACGTCTTGCAAAAGGAATTATCTCAAAAAACCAATAGTTATTCAATACTCCTGCCGCTGCAACTTTGTACGGAATAGATGCGTCATTTTTCATAATTGCAATCATTTCCTTTTTTGCTGTATCTGGATTGATAATATCACGTATCAGCAGCTTATCCACAATATAGTCATATGCACCCAGTCTAAGACCACGCACCTTGAATTTCTTATTGCCAACCATAACATCTTTGTATTTATGAGTGGCAAACTTCTGCATCTTTATCTGATCATCTAAGTCAGGTTGTTTCCAGTTGAATATTCCCATTTTTAAACTAACTTGAACGGTTTAATCATTAATTTTCCTTTCACATCTACCTTCGATATGTTCTTTGGCGTATTTGTATAAACGAACACCTTGGTATATTTAGACGATACAATATCAAGTTTGGCATCGTCAATCAAAGAAACGTGTACTATGCTGTTGTCAAGCGCAACAAGGCTAACATGGCTATTATCCTTGACATACATTTCTCCTATACCGAAATCGTTGAATGTGACAACACAATCACACGAACCATTAAAAATAGACCATTTAGGATTGCTTATGAAAAGATTGGTATCATCAACAAAGATATTAAACTTCTCCCTAACACCAGCAAACTCCTTCTTGATTATTTCATTTGACGGGAACCTGTTAAATAGGCAGAAGTCAATGCCTCTGATATATTTCTCGCATAATTCATATTTGTCCGGGTTTCCCCATCCATTTGTCCATTCCTTACACAGTCCAAGGCTTATAGCTTTTAGCTTTAATTTATCAGACAATTCTTTATCTGTCATGGTGTTAATTTTTACAGCAAAAATACAACAAAGGTTAATAAAAATCAAACACAATCAGTTAAAAAACAATAAAAGCCGGACGAAAACGCCCGGCTAATAATTCATCACCCGTCTACATCAAGCACCCACTCCCGAATTGTCAAGTTCGAGAACCATCATGGTTTTCAGATACTGAGTATTAACTTCCAATGCTGTCACTGTAACGGAGAATCCAAGATATCCAGCGTTACTTGGAGCACCTGTGAAGCTGACAGCCCATGATGCCTTCGGGAAGAAGATCATACGGTCACCAGTACCGTTGATAATACCGATAGGACGTACAAATTGCTTGAATGCACTTGCACCAAACGCTTTCAACTTCTGAGTAGCACCTTTCCCAAAAGCGTCAATGGTATCAGTTAAACTATTCAGTTCCAACTCAGCCTTTGTTTCATCTCCTTGCGTAAAGAAAGCGAAAGCGGCTTTTGATGTAGACATACCTGTAAAGGTAAATGCCATAGTACCCGGTGTGATATTTTGGAATACGGTAGCACCCTGTTCGTTCTTTGTTTCAGAAGTGTCAGCGTCAGTACCAGCAGATTCCGTAGTACCAGATTCAATATTCGGAAGAATCTTCGGATGCCTAAAACTTGAATATTGAGTACTATCGGTGATTTCAATCGCATCAAATGTCAAAGCAGCCGACTGCCCGTTCAAGTAAGCAGGGCTGGTGTCTAAATTTACTCGTGCCATTCTATTTTCTGTATTTAAAAAGTTATTGTTAATTGATGAAAACGTATCTACCGATGCGCCTCCACTGTTTTTTCTCACGTTTCTCATGCGGCTAATCCTTTGAAATATCAACATTCAACAGGACGGACATATAATAGAACCCAACCCCGTCAAACATTGGTGGTAAAACATTAAATATCTTAAAATGAAGCTGTGCAATCTTTTGCGGAAACAATTTTACCATCTTCTCACTCAACGCATCCATGACAGACGGATATACGTTCCCGGGCAATGCCCTTACAAACAGAGTAACCGTAGCCATCGTTTCGCCTTTCCCGAAGTGACCGTAGGGGCCGCTCTCGGTATTGCTGACAATTCTTGTATTGTTGTTTACGACAATAAAACTAGTTACCTTGTCATCAACATTTGCAGGACGCTGTACCTTATATACATCGTCAGCAATCTTCTTGTCCAATACAATATTGTACAAGGTGGTGTTTATTGTTGAAGGATTAAAGTAGCCCATAACTTCACTTAAAATATTTGTTTAACATATTAGCTGCAATTTTCTTAAAAACCACAGTATATTTTCCTCCTTTTAAATCTGTCTTTGTTTTAAGCCAAGAATCTGAAAGAACATTCAGCAGATGATAGTTTTCCACATACTTGGCATAATACATTACAGCTGCGACAACCAGTTCATATTTTTCAGAACCATCGGATTTATAACTGTTGAAGAAATCTTCGGCAAGTTCACGCCCCCAATACTCGACATTGTTACGTTTCCTAGGCTCATTTGCAACTTTTGTTGCATTTGCCCACACAATCTTCTTTAGGACCCCATCTTTATAAATGCCACAACCATAACTATCTTCAAGATTGAAAGTCTGATTGGTAAATCCCTCCATGTCTTTTATATCATCCATGATATTCGTGGCGATATCTTCCATGAACTGCATGATAGAAGCATCCAAGGAAAGCTGGACATTACTACCAAACTCTTTCAATACTTTATCGTTGTTATTTGCCTGCATTTTTTGTACTTGTCTTTCTTGTTACTGGTTTACTCAGTTTCTCAATCTGCTTTTTTAATGAATCTCGATCATCTCTTGCGCATTTCAACTCGTTTTTTATTTCGTTCATCTCATTATAAAGCTCCTGTATCTTCTGATAAGCATCATGAAGAGATTGCTGATAACTCAATATTTCTTCCTGTGCCTTTTTCAACTGAGCACCCTGAATAGCAAACCCTTTTTCAAGATTGTCCAAGGTAGAAGAATCAATTTCAGTTTCCATCTTTTCCTTCTTCTGCTTAAACAGTAATATTGAAGTTAGAAGGGTTATACCATTAGTACCCAACAAAGCAAGTATTATTTCCGTCCAATTGATTGTCATAGTATTCTAGTTTTCTATTTGGTTAAAGTATATTACCGTACCAAATTCCATATTGTTAAATGGAGGTTTCTTTATCTCACGCCAGCTATTACTGTTGTCCGAAAACGGATGGTTGAAATTCTGCCAATCCAACAGACACCCGGAAGGTATGGTTACATCGTTATCTTCTAGGTAGGCGGCATATTCGGATTTGTCAACATCATTCGTTTCCGAACCTGTATCCTTTTCCTGTATATTTGCCCTTCCTTCGTATATCATCTCCCAATATGGGGTAGTCTGATATTTATCCGAACTGTTCTTGTTCTGGTAAATTCTAACCATATCAGGAAACATATCCTCACCTAAAATACTCTTTCCCATACTACCATCTTAATCTAGTTATTTCAACATCTGTTCCAACATCCAAATTCAAACCCCATTTGGCGTATAAATCCTTTGCGCGTTGCTCCAATCTTTTCTTGTCATTGATAGAAATAGTCTTGCTTGTGTCGGTAATTGACCAGTTTCCGGCTTTCTTTGTCTTTCCCTGTATCGTTGAAGGGGCAGTACAAACAATGAGCAACAAATCAGCATAAGCCAAATCCTTCTTCATCTCAGACGTTTCACGGCTATCATCAGACAAACGGAATCCCCATTTCTGGGCAACACTGATATACGATGTGTTTTTCAACTCATAGTCAATCTGTGCTTTCAGATATTCACGCATAGACATATAGAAATATGCTTCTACCTTCATGTTACCCTTTGCTGTTATCTGAGGGGTAACTTGAATAGTGAACGGATTATCCGAAACTTTCAGTCTATCCTCCGGCTTCAATGTTTCATTGTCGGCAATAAGCCAGTATCCGAACTCCACACTTTCTTCGGGAATAGCTTGGAGCGTGAGAGTATCTCCAATGAAATACTCCCCTGCGCCCTTTGCTGTGCCTTCGCCATTTATATCAATAATGACCTTCATGGTTCAACTTTTTACAATCCTGTATTTGACTGCTCGTCAACCTTCATGATGATAAGGTTGTTCGGATTCTTCATCACAGGACACGCCCACAATTCACCTGAACTCTTCTCAGCATACGGTTCAGAAGAATACTGATGCAAGAACGCGATACGTCCGCCTTCCAAAGAAGAAATACGTACAGCCGGGTTGGTATCCTGCAAATACATTGACGGTGAGTTCTTGATACGGAAGAACTGACCGCTCTGAACAAGAACAACAGTGTTTTTCTCAAAAGACGGTTTTGCTTCCTCAATCACACCGAGTTTGTTCCATTTTGATTTTTCATCAACAGGAATAATTACAGGAATAGAGAATACCTTCATCAGCACATCAACAATTTCCTGATTGTTCATAGGATAGATTGTAGTAGATGCTGCGGCAGGAACAAGACGTGCCTGTACTGCTGCTGTCACTTTCGGGTGCATCAAGAAATTATCATACAAATCCTTTGACATTTCAAAATGATCGTATGGCATACTGTCATTGTCGGCAATCTTGCACATTCTTTGAAGGTCTTTAATAGGATCAGCGTTCTCGTTCGGTGTCCAGGCAGTATCGCTAAACCATCTCTGCTTCAACGCTTTCAACTTGTGTTTTGCAGGAACACGATAGTCAATCTGAACAGGAATTGAGTTGGTACCACTAGCTGTATAGTTAAGCATACATGTAGAAAGAGCCTGATAAACCATACAGTTCAACTCGGTATGGAAACCTTGGATACATGCTTCCATCTTTGTGTACCACTTCTCACGGATCTTGTCAAGCAATGCACCTTGCGGAATGTCAAGTTCATAGAACTCCTGAATATCGGTTTCCATAAACTGAATGGCGTGACCCATCTTCGGAATACGGCCCGAATACCATTCAAATCCAGTAGTGTCCATAATAGGCTTTTCAGCCAAAGGAGCCAGCATCACAGGACGGGTAGACTGTGTGTATTCGTCAACCATCACGTTCCATGATTTGCTCATCTGAGGAACATCCCAATCTCCGTAGCTTCTCCAGTTTTCGTTATCAAATTTCTGATTGGCATAATCCATAAGTTCCTGCATCTCCCCAGAGAAATGCCAATCATAGAAACTAAATGTCGATCTTTGCATAAAACGAAAAAATTTAATTAGTTATACAATGTGTAACGGAAAACGCAAGGATATGATTCATCATCCTTCATCGCCTTTTTGATTGCCGAAGCTACGGGCGGAATGCGTTTTTCCAAAATCTCACTTGTCACCATCCATGCACCGTTGAAAGGATAGAGAGTGGCACCGGGAATGGTGTCAACATCATAAGGCAGGATAGCATTAGGAATAACCTTGAATTTTGCGCTAGCATCAACCTGTGTAACTTCAACCAAAATATCGGTCAATTCCAATTTACCTGCATTCCCGGACAATGTAAGGATGTCATATTCGTCATGAGACGAATCAATAGCGTTAATGGTAAAGCCAGTTGTAGTACCTGCGGCAGTAGTAGGTGCTTTACCGACAATCATGCCAACCTTGGCAACTGTATTACCCATGATTTTTTCAACTTTTACCGTAGCACCAGAATCCGATTTCTCGTACATTCTGAATGAATAGTGAATGTCACCGCCATTCTGTTTTGAGGAATCACATTTAATCATGGTACCAGCCGGAAGTTTGTTCCCAACTGTAGGCATACGTTCTACTGGAACGTTACATCCTACCAACAGTACGTGCAAAGACGTATCATTAGAAAAGATATGTCTTGCGCCACCAATCTTACTATAACTTGTTGCAAGAACTCCTGCTTTCATAATTAAAAAAACTATTTGTTAATTTTACTGTAATATCGGCTGACAATGTTGTTTTCCTTGCTAGCCTTATCTTCTTCTCTCTTTCTATCTATGAATGACTTTACATCGCTAGAGCCACCCTTGTCAGGGATGAAAGGATTAATACCATCCTTTGTGTATTTCGTACACGTTTCATTGTACTTTCCCTGTATTTTCAGAAGAATGCTTGTATCTTCCTCTTCGGGTGAAATCTGAATGTTCTCAAAAATGATGTTGCGCAACAACTCGTTAGGCATACCTGCTTCCGGGCGTTTAATCAAATCAGACAGCTTCTTGCGCTTTTCAGTTACAATCTGCTTCTGCTTTTCCTCCTGCTCTTTAGCTTCAAACTCTTTCTTGAACTTTTCAAACTCTTCAAGTTTAGCCTTAACATCATCGGGCAACTCAAACGGTTTCGGTTCGGGTGCTGGTGTCGGTGTAGGTTGTGGTTGCGGTGCTGGTGTCGGTTGTTGTGCCGAATGTGATTTTTCCCATTCTTTTTTCAAGTTGGATATCTCCTGTTCCTTGATTGTATCCCACTCTTTGCGCTTATCAGACGCAAACGCTCTTACCTGACCTGCCACTGTGTTCTTTAAATGATTTACAACACTTTCATTCCAGAACTTTTCCGCATTTTCCTGCGGTGCGAACGCTGAGAACTCATTAATTGTCTGTTCGATTGTACGATCTGTAATAACGGAGCTACTTTCTCCCAACGCATTCTTGATACCTTCAAAAATGACTTTTACATTTCCATTCATATACTATTTATTTTTTTTATGTGATTTATGCACAAGACCTTTGCGCACAGTAAGTACCTCTTACCGATGCAAATGTAGTTAAAATTTGTGTATAAGCAAAAAAATATTTAAAAAAACATTATATTTGCAAAATACATACAGAAAGATGGAAGAAATTGATTTAAAATACAGAGGATTAAAGACTAAGGATGTTGTCAAATCGCTGAAACGATATGGCAAAAGGGGGGTTATACCATATAAAAGCCTTGATTTCATCCAAAAATACATAGAGGACAGAAGAAGCAAGGGGTACAAGGTAAATTTGCTTGCCCCACAGAAAGGTTCGCAAGAAGCATTTTTAAGGAACAAGGCAGGAATAAAGATACTGCACGGGAATCGTGGGGGAGGAAAATCCGTATGCCTTGGAATGGATATACTGAGTTCATGCAACCATCCGTCATTCTCCGCACTCGTTTTCCGTAAGGACAAGACATCCGCAGAAAAAGCGGACGGTATTCTTAAAGTGGTTTCAAAGATGGTTGAACCTTATGGTGAGTATATTGATTCAAAACGCCTTTCAAGACTTGACGCAGGAGGTGAAATACGATACGATTATTTCGGGGATGCCTGCTTGTCGGGAGAAAAAGGCGTAAATGAATTTAAGGACAGACAACAGGGTGGTAACGTTGTGAAGGTGGCGATAGACGAGTGCTCACAGGCAACAGAACCTATCATAAACTACCTTCAAACGGTATTGCGTTCATCATCAGGACTAAGAACAAGTCTTATAGGCGCGTGCAACCCAAATCCGTATAGCGATTTCTGGAGAGCAATGGTATCATGGTGGGTAGACGATGATGGAATAGCAATTCCAGAAAGATCGGGGAAAGTAAGATATTTCTTTCAATATGGAGATACTATACATGAAACAGCATGGGGTGACAGCCCACAAGAAGTATTTGCTCAGGCAAAAGATTATATCATCGCAAGATTCGGTAAAAATACCAAAATTGACGAAACAAACTGTAAAAGATACATCAAGAGTATAACCTTTATAGCTTCCGGGCTGGAAGATAACAAGATACTTATGGCTTCCAATCCTGACTATCAGAAAAACCTTGGAGGGACAGCACAGGAAGTATCCATAAACGCATTAGGTTCATGGAAGCTGATAAAAGGGGGAAACGAGTGGATAACCCGTGACGAAATGGAGGAAATGTTCTCATCACAGCCCGTGTTTGACGATTACTTTGAATGTGCTACACTGGATATAGCATACGGTCTTGGTGACGTTTGCGTAATGGGGCACTTCATAGGACATCACTTACAAGACCTAGAATGGTCAAACACATTAAAGCCAAGGGATTTAAACCGATGGGTAAGAAACAATCTACGGAAATGGGGAATCGGTGAAAACAGACTGGCATTTGACGGTCTTGGAGCACCTACATTTCGTGACGCATTCCCCGAAAGCCTGGCAATACTTAGAGGTGTTCCGAAAAGACTAGACAAAAGCAAGGATGATCAACCTGTAAGATTCTATTTCGATCTAAGGGCACAGCTTGCAGATGAAATGGTAACACGTATAAAAGGAACAAACCTAGGATATTGCGGATTCAGTATAAACCCGGAACTTCTTGACAAACCGTACGTGAACAAAACAATACGGGAAGCACTGATGGATCAGAGAAGAGCAATAAGACGTGACGTGGAAAGGGAAAACGGGAAACTAAGACTGCTGAAAAAACAGGAGGCAAAAAAGATTGTAGGATGCTCGCCCGACTTGATAGAAGGAACATTTTTATACAGGACATATTTTGATATATGCGATGTAATGATTGACATACCTAACGATATAATGGATGAATTAAAATATTTATAATTACCTATGGAAATTTTAAAATTAGACGTTTTATTACGAAAAGAACCGTTCAAAGTGGCACTTCCGTCAAGATGTGACGATGGGAGAGGTGGAGGAACAAAGAAAAAGCCAAGACGCTCCACTTTGATATACAAATATATGTCACAGGATGATTTCCTAGCGCAATGGGATACATCAGGACATTATATACACAACAGACCCGACTGGAAAGACAGTATCCCGTCAGACGAGGATGCCACATCATCGGATGATGAAAGCGCGAATGTAGGTGTTCAGAAAAGAAAAAAGAAATTGGCATCAACTCCCTATGTACTGCAAAGACGAGCATTTCCTCTTCAAAGGATGATACACAAGAAAAGGGTATCACACCTGTGTACCAATCCTCTTAAATTCCAGATAAAGAAAAGCGCGTCAAACCAGCAGAACAGGGATAAGCTGACAACATACAAGGAATACTGGACTGATTCTCTCATGGAAACAGCCAAGTTTGAACTTATAAGCGAAGCCGGAAAGGTAGGAGATGCTGCCATATATATATATAAGGATAAGGACGAGATAAAATACAGGTCTTTCAGCTACTCAAAAGGAGATATACTATATGAGCATAAAAACAGAAGAGGCGAAAGAATAGCTTTCGCAAGGGAATATACAACCACATATATATCGGCTGATGGAGAAGAACATACAGACACACTTGTCGATGTATGGACTAAAGATGAGTTCTACACGCTTGATTCCAACGGAGATATAGCAACGGATATTGATGAAAACGGAAATATAATACAACTGCATCAATTCCATAACCTGGGATTTATACCTGTAGTATATCTACGGCTTGAACTTCCATTTTGGGGGGCAGTACAGGACTTGATAGACGATTTCGAGTTCTTAATGTCAATGATAGGAGAATACAACACACGACAGGCATTCCAAATGCTACTTATCAAGACTAACGGAAGAATAAACATTCAAAGAAACGGATTGGGAGGAACTTCCATTTTACGTGTAGGAGCAGAAGATGATGCACAGTTCATGGGTAAGATGGACGCTTCAAACTCACTGTTCACCGAAATAGATAACATATACAACGGGATACTTGACGGAAGCGGTGTTGTTCCGCCAATGCAATCATCATCAGGTGACAGACCTACTGGAACAACGGCAATGTATTATGAGCCGGAAATGGAATGGGCGAGAAGTGATGCACAAATGATGAACACAGCCATAAATGACATGGCCAATATATTCAAATACTATGTAGGAGTAATGGAAGGTGACGCAACAGGTTATAATGCTCTAAGAATAAACGCTACCATAGAGCCATACTCATACATAGACTTCTCTGAATGGAACAATACACTCGTTCAGCTTGTGAACTCCCGAATAATATCATTACAGACAGCAAGAGAAGAAAGTGACTTCTCTGCAAATAACGAAGATGATAGAATGGACGAACAAGACAGAAGATTAAACGATCTGGAAGCTAGGGTGATAGAGGAAAATAATGAAAATAATGAAAACAACGATAACAACGATAACAACGATAACAGCTAAACTATGGGAAAATTTACAAATTTACTAAGAAAAATAAGAAGGGCATTAGACTATATTTGCCTTAACAATTTGAGAGTTGACGGAATGGAACATCTCATTGCAGGAATACTTGTAGTAAGCATGGCGCAATGGTTTTTCTCCGTATGGACAGCAATAGCACTAACCTTGTTTATTCTTGTGGGAAAAGAAATAATATACGATAAGTGGCTTAGACAAGGAGTGCCCGAATGGAGAGATGTATTCTGGGGAGCAGTAGGTATGGTGCTTGGATTAATTTAAAAAAAATCACACCACAAAGTTTTTATATATCAAAAATTATTATTTACTTTGTGGTGCCAAACAATAGTAAAGTATTCTTTCTCCGTAGAGCACGGTTATAGCTCACTATATTAGCTTGGCTTTTTTTTTATGCCCAATCGCTTGTATGAAAATACACGGCTGTCTTTCCTGCGTAATATTTCCTCTTCGGAGAAAATCTTACTATTGTTTGGCGACACGGGAAATGGCAGCCGTTTTTCTGTCTATAATTATAATGCCAAACAATAGTAAGTATGGAAAGTTTAATTCCAAATCAAAAAGGTATGACCTCCCTTGAAATAGCAGAGGTCACGGGTAAACAACATGCCCATGTTATGCGTGATATTCGCAATCTATTATCGCAAGGTGTAGCCGAATCCAATTTTGGATTGGGCTCATACACAGACGCTAACGGTCAAGAAAGACCTCTATTTAATCTAACTCCGAAAGGTTGTCTTATTCTCGCTTCGGGCTACGATGCAGTGCTACGTGAAAAAATCATAGACCGTCTTGAATATCTCGAAAATGAGAAAAAGGCTATCCAAACTCCGCAAACCTATCTTGAAGCCTTGGAGGCTTTGGTAGCTTCTGAAAAGGAGAAAGAACGGTTGCGCATTGAATCGGAGCAACAGAAAAAGCAAATCGAACAAAAAGATGCCAAGATTGCCAAAATTCAGCCCAAAGCGGACTTCGCCGACAAAGCCTTTGCAATGGAAGGCAAGTGCGATATAGGACAGGCTGCCAAGATACTCGGCTTACCATTCGGACGAAATACCTTGTTCAAGAAGCTTCGTGAAGCAGGAGTATTCTTTGCTAACAGGAATGAGCCAAAACAGAAATATATTGATGCTGGGTATTTCGAGATGAAAGAAAAACCTATTCCAAGAGAGAATCACCCAGGTTTTGTTGTGATGGTTGTTCTATGTACACAGAAAGGTCTTGCATATATCAATCATCTTTTTGGAGGAAAACCGTCTGATGGAAAATTAGCGAGAATAGTATAGCACTATACATCTGTTATTACTATAAAGCAAGGAGCGACAAAAATATCGCTCCTATATTTCCTTTAACATATGATTGATCACTTTATCGTAACCCAAACCTGTTCGCCACGCTTTATCGCATCGTCAATCAACTTGTTCAACTTGTCAGAAGTATAGCGTGATTCGGTAAGTCTGCCTTTTGATGTATTGTTACCTACAAGGATACATCCGGCAGAATCCTTTGCTGTATTCCCAGCGTGAAAAAGAATACCCTCAAAATGAGGAACATTCAACAGTCTTGGCATATTACGCCCGAATTTTGGGGACCAGTTGTATATAACCTGGTATCTTCCATAAGGAATAGCAGATTCAGCATAAACCTTCTTCTCGTTTCCATCAAACACTCCATTCTTATTCACGTCAACAACACGATCTTCAAGCGTATTACTGAAAAACTCACCATCAATATACAAACGCCCTATAGTATAATCAGACTTACACCATTTTCTTTCTACTAATAGTTCCATGATTTTTTTTATTTATTGATACATTGCAAATATACAAAAAAGTATTATATTTGCAATGTAATAATTAAGCTAGTTGATATTTAGATGGGAATTAAGGAACAAATTTACACCATTATAAAGTATTCGGTAATTCATTTATGATAGCCGATAGTGGGCGTTGGATTAACGTTCTAAAATGTGTGTGAAAATGTACATTAATACCATACCATATTTTCTGTTACTTTGCACTATCTAAATGAAACCATTACGATGTTTTTACTTTGGCAGCAGGCAGATGTGAATCTTTACTGTTGCCTTTTTTATTACATTACATATAAATATACAATAACACCCAATGAAATAAAACAATTTGTATGGTAAATTGAAGTCTAATACATACCTTTGCACTATGGACAATGAAAGAGAAATATTATCGAAACTTGACGCTATCATACAGAACCAAAAGGTTTTGTATGAGAATCAAATTGTCATCTTTCAAACTCTAGCATCAATCGGACAAAAGGTTTACAGCCAAAGTGATTTCAAGAGTTTTATGATAAATATGGTAGCAAACGGAATAACAGAAAGAGTAGAAGCCAATGATCAACAAAGAAGAAATATCTAAGATTGCAGACTATTACTTCCAAGTAAAAAGACTTGCAAACGGTATAAAATCGTCAACCAAAGAGCATGCGGAGAAGTTTTCTAAAGACCTTCTAGCCATATTCCTTTTGGCAGGGGCTAAATCGTTCAAGTCAATATCAAAACTCCCAGATAGCCAAAAAGAAAAAGTGATGGAACTGACCAAAAAGTTCCGTGAGGATATATATAACGACATATACCAATATGTACTGGAAAGCAATAAACTGTCACTAGAACTAAACGATGATCTTGGATGGGAGTATATTTCAATGACGGATAACGGCATTAAGGAATATATGGAAAGGACATACGGTGGAGAAACGACAAAGCAGAGAATAAACACAAATACAAACAGATTTCGCGCTGTTGTTGAAGTATATCTTGCCAATACATTACTGTCCACAAAAACGAACAATATAGAGAAAATAACGGATGAGGTTCAAAAAAAGATATGGAACAACATATCATCACCATATAACGTATCATTTATTCCACCAAGCAAACAGAAACACTACGGTAGAGGATATGCTACAAACGGTATAAGCCAGTTGTATGTTATAGAACAGCAGATGATTCTAGGTATTTTTAATGAAGCAAATTACAACTCATGGAAAAACATTCCAAATTTCAAGGGATGGAGAACAGCAGTAACATCTAAGAACCCATGTCAGTTCTGCATTGATGAGCAATACAGAATACACACAGACAGACCTAAGCTGCCGTTCCATGCCCATTGCTTGTGTATATTATATCCAGTATTCAATACATAATAACTTGATAATCAACATACCATTGAGTAACATTACCATAAGACGGTGGATTACCAGCATCAACCACATCATTACGAGTAAATGATTTAGGAATATTTGTGCACGAAGGCATCAATATATTACCTGACCATTGACCTGTATAAGATCCATCTTTCGCTCTCCATCTATATCTAGCGTATGGTCTGCCGGATGAAGCAACGTAATCACTAGAAGTGTTATTTGTAATGTTTAATCTGCATTTAGAAGAAGTAGACCCATTTGTCAACTGTCCGTAAACAGAGAATCCAGAAGCGTTGGCTGTTGTATCTCCAAGTGTAATAGAAAGACTTTGAGTAACCACTATCGGCTTACGAATAAATCCGTCAGATGTAGTAGGAATTAAGCATAATACATTTCCACTGTAATCACAAAAATAACCCTTAATATAAATATATGTATCCCCCATAGATATGAGATTATTGCGATTAAGGGTAATTGAAATTTTTCCTGTACTATCAATATTACTTACAACGAAAACCCCAGAATCCACCAACTTCTTTAATTGATTATATACTTCCACCTTTATCTTCATATTAGACCAAGTAAATCCCCCAAGTATTTTACCCCAATTATACCTAGAATCAGCCCAATATGGTGAAATTGTAAGTACAAACGTTGTTTTTGTAGCATCTACAGGATTAGTTAGAATATCTTTATCTATTGTAAGAGGTTTAGCCCCATGATCGTATCCATCAAAATCAGTAAGCCTATACCATGTTTTAGGTCTATCATATACTAATTTCTTATTTACAGAATCATAAATTATACCAGGTAAACTAGCATTGTCAAATGAAGGGCTAGACGCTTCTTTGGGTTTTATATAACTCCACATATTAATTTTTTCGCTAAGACAAGCATACCCTAAATCATAACCATCACTAGTAGGACCGATGCCTAGAGTAGGATATACATCACTATCCAACCCGACAGGTGCGGTGATTTTACCGTTAGAGTGACCCATAATCACCCCCTTCCCCTATAACGGTATAAGAACCTTTACAAACAACAATGCCATTACAACTGATACTACGACAATGAATATCGCCATCAATTATAACAGCATCAGAAATATCATAATCACTAGGAAGTTCCTCACCACATAGCGTTATAACTTCGACTGCCCCTGTGCAGCTAGACTGCCCCTGTGCAGCTAGACTGCCCCTGTGCAGCTAGACTGCCCCTGTGCAGCTAGACTGCCCCTGTGCAGCTAGACTGCCCCTGTGCTCCCTCGCTTTGCTTCGGTCGCACACCAAATTTCCGTTTACAAACAAATTAATTTTCATCTAACTCACGTATTAAATCATTAACATACTTTACACAGGAATCTAACTCGTCATATCCATCCAAAATCATAGCACCAACAGTAATGTGAAGTTTGTCTATAACTTCTTTTTTAAACAGCGCAGCATTCGCCTTGCTTGTATCAGACTTTTCTATCACCGTTATTGCTGAATCAATAATCCTAGTGACTTCTGATGGTGGCATCATGGGAATATCAGCACCTTTCCGCCAAGACTGATACTCTCTCAACTTTTTAAGAAGTTCTTTTTTTCTCATACGTTTAGTAAATAAGGGGTGGTTATAGCATAAATGAAAAGGACTATACCACCCCTACCCCTTTTAAATTATGAAAAGAATTAAAATACAGACAACAGTCTATAAGACAAATGTTGTTTTAAAATCTTCGATGGTAGCAAAATTACCACAAAGATAATAAATATTGTGAATTAATTATTTCCTAGTTTCAAATAAAGTATTTCAAATACATCCCTTTCTATCTTTGCCACAACGCTCTCATCAAACTTATCCTCGTCAATGCTTTTTATGTAGTCAACCAAAGAATGAATCTTCCTGTTAACATGAATCATAGTAGAACGGACATCATCAATCATCACGCTGTTTGAAGCCTTATCCATCCCCTTGTCTGCAAAAGTTCTTTCATGTATAGTTCCATCTTCCTCAATTTTGTATGAAGGAATTTTGAAGAACTCACAGATATCAAAACGACTAAAAAGACTAACTGCATTCATTATACTTGTAATGTCATCATCAGAGCAATCCAAGACGATATCCCTATAATCTTCACACACCAAACAACTCTTAAAAGAAAAATATGGGATATCATCTTCCGAATCAAAAAGCCATGTTTCTTTATACTCGTTTGTTTTCATCTCAACAAACCTAGAATGATCAGGCATTAATGCACATCTTCACACACACATTTTAGAACGTTAATCCGTTCGGGGCGATACCAACGCCCACTATCAGTTATCATGAAAGAATCACCGAATACTTTTCTACCGATATTAAGCGCACCGTTGACATCAGCATTGA